TTATAAACTACTGGCTGGTTTCTCCGGCCAGACAGGCTTTAAAGTATCAACACGGTTTACCTGTACCCGGTACTTTCTCCATGCCAGAAGAGAAGCTTTTTCTTTATTGGTTGCTTCGTCCAGATCCACTGCATCCTGTAACGGCGCGATTTTTTCAGACGCTATTTGCAGGAGTCTGTTTTTCGTTCCTTCAGCTTCACGAAGTCTGGCTGCGGCCTCCGCAGCTTCATCATTCATCCAGACCTGAGCCTTACTATCCCATTTTTTGTATCCACCACCTGGTGAAACTGATGTGACGTTTTCAGGTAGCGGACCAAGATCGGAGATATAAACCTGATTGCCGGTTGTTGTGTCGTAAACCGTCTCGCCGCGGTGATCCTCCTGCAGACTCCACGTTTGGGTTTCAGCGTCAAAAACAGCAATATGACTAGAGGGAATATCAGGAGGGGCTATATCAGTACAATTTGCCGGGCGACGCTGTCCGGGGGGACCTGACCACATCCGGCCCCCATTGCAGGTAATGCAACAGATGTAATTTTCCGGTCTTCTCCGGCGCTTTTATTGTGCTGAAAAATTGCCAGTAACGCAGCCCGTGTTGCATTATAAACCGCGTCGGTGCCGTCAATAATCAGCGGAACGCGCATCGTCGGGGCGTGAACCAGCCACGGATGTTTACTGTTACCCGTTTCAATAACAAAGGCGGTGCCGACGGGCTGTTCCCCCAGGTATTCACGGATGATATTTTGCTGTACCCGTTCCTGTAATTGCGACCCGAAATATGCCGTAATAGCAGCATCCACACCGCCGTCCATAAGACCAAAGGTTTCCGCATTACCGTCTGCGTCCACAATAACGACGTGTCCCTGTGGACCGATATAAATGGTGTGCTCGTGTCCTCCGATATAAACTGTATGCGCATGGTCGCCAGCGGCCTGTGTCCACGCACCACCTCCTAGCTGAAATGAGGTGTGATTGGAATCTCCCCAGTATGAATTGATATAACCGCCGAACTGGTGAGTATGGTTGCCCGTGGTATTGGTCGATTTCGTACCGTAATCAAAGGATGAGGTAGATTTTGTCCCTAAATCAGTAACCTGCGCCCGCGCGGTGTGTCCGTGCGCCTTGTTGCCGTCCATTTCCTGTGAGAGCACGGCTCGACCGCTGGCGGGCTTGCCTTTGATTGTCCAGCCTCACATGTCAGGGATAATGCCGGACGGATACGCTATAGCCAGTAACGGGTAAGCAGATTTATCAAACGATTGCCCCTGCATCAGGGCGTAACCGGCTGGGATGCATCAGACGGCCATGCTATCGGCGCCCCTACTGGATGCGAATCCGGAGGTGGGTTTAGTGTGGTATAGAGCATTGCCCATTCGGACCACTCAGCCTCGGCGGTATCTCGATGGCTGCGAATATATGCGGGCGCTGGCGCACCGTTTGTCCCGCTCCAGCCAATGAGAATTTCCCCATCACCGGTTCCGGTCAGACGCAAAATATTCCCGTATTGCGTTGGATAACCGTTATTGTAAACCTCGCCCATTATCAGGCCGCTATCGCTGCCTCTTGTCGTGCCAGTCAGTGCCGGAAGCGCGCCGCGTGATGCCAGTCTGTTCGCTGCAACAGCCGTACCTGATGCAGGGAGCGCTCCGATATTTTGTACAAACAGCGGCTTTTCCGGAATATCGCCACCGTTCTGTGATTTATGTAACGCATCGGCGGCGTGATTTATCGTTTCCCGTAAACCAATGTATTCGATAAAACCATCAGCGCTTTTTCCTGACAGCGCCGTCAGGGTTTCGTCCAGCGGCTGCTTGCCCGCCAGTTTATTCAGTACCGTGATGGCAAAGTTCGGATCGTTTCCCAACGCGTCAGCCAGTTCCTGCAGGGTGTCCAGCGCTTCCGGCGCAGAACCAACCAACTGCGCCACTTTCGCAACCACAAACGCTGCCGTGGCAATTTCAATACCTGCAGCTGTGGTTTCCGGCATTGGTGCCGTTGGCGTACCGGTCAGTGCCGGACTGTCCAGCGGGGCTTTGGTCTGTACCTCCCCCATACCCCACCATGTTTTCCATCGCTGGCTGGAACCAGTCGCCGCAGTGTGGACAGGGCCAGTACCACCGACGGCGATCGCCCCGGTTATAAAGAGAAAGAATGCCTGTCGTGGGTGGGGCCTCGTGCGGCGAAGAACGCCGCCATTTCACATCGGTGATTTCCCGACCAGACGAACTCTCTGCCAGTGTCATCCCCGCAGACATAAAGGTGGTGGTACGTTTGGATGCCAGGGAAAAACCATCTCCCTCGCCATCGATATCTTCAGGGAAACGGTCATAGTCGGTCAGCGCCACCCGCTTGTAATCCGACGAAGAAAAAACGGTTATGGACGGCCAGCCAATTTGCAGGAATGAACCATCACGAAACATTTTATCGTGGACGTTGTTGTCATTTCGGGAAGGACTGAGACGCTAACGTGTCATCCCAAGGAACCGCCGTATTGGTACCGCGGGGAACAAACATAAATTGTTTTGTTCCTTCCGCTACCGGCATTCTGCGTGGAGGCCTGAGATATTCAGCAACCTCCCGGCGTACTGCCGCTGCGGAGCCATATTTATTCCCCGTCATCGTCTGCGGTCTCCTGTATTGCCTTAACTAACAGTATTCTGACCTCATCCACCACATCCTGGGCCTCGTTTAGCTGATCCGCAGACCATCCCTTATCCCTTTCCAGTTTATCCGGCCAGACTTCAAGTACCCGCGTAATGGCCTTGACTATCGCCGCTATTTGTTGACGGACTTCCGGCAACGGGACGACCTGCTTCATCTCTTTTTCCAGCCAGAAACGCCCCTTTTCGGAGTCAAACCAGTTCTTACGCTCTTTTGGAGTCATTTTATTCGGGTCCTGATGTTCAGCAGCCTGGGAAACGGGCGTTTCCATCAGTACGCGGATCACATCCGTCAGGAGATACAGCTTGTTTTTTTCATTGCTTCCCGGTGCCAGAGGAACGCCCGAGAGGCGACTGACAACCGTCTGTCGATGTAACCCTGTAATAGCGGCAAGCTGACAGATATTGCATTTGAGGTTCTTCAGTTCGCCGTCCATTTTTACCTCTGGGGCTGTTTCTTAGCGCGCCTTCCCCCGGAAAAACAAAATATAATGAACAAAAAACATACAAACCATCATCTTTTAAAAATAAATGACATTAAAACAGAGAGTTACAACATGATGATGATGCATGAAAAATCAAAAATGCGCCAAATCCCGCGCCGCTGCAGCCCCGTGGCAGACCGCCCCGCCGGGAGTACCTTTTTAAAATACGAACAATTATCAACAACTACCACTTAATGATTATTTATTTCATTTTGCGATATTGATTATCATTTTCAATAACAACACACAGAGAACATAAATGAAAAACATCATCACTATTATCGTAGCCATTATTATCGTTTTTTATGCAGGTATGTGGTCGCAGAAATTCCTGATGGAAGATGAGTGCCTTGATTCAGGTGGTTCATACAATGAAAATGGAATTTGCAATATTGCAGGCAGTCATCAGGATGTTCCCCCTAAGTAAGCAGAATGCTTTTTAAATTCGTTACCCACCTCTACAGATAAGGAGGCGAATGGTCACTAAAAGTAAAATCCATTGCAGAAGAATTTCCGGAAAGTTGTTATTCCAGCACCCCGACAGGTTATTCAGACAGATTTCAGCTATATCAAAACTGAGTGAGTACTTATCAGTTTCATCTGGTGAAAAACCTGTTCTTATTCATCTGGTTCCATCTGATGATATGTAGTCACTTTTTTACAGCAATATTACAGGGGGAGTTTCAATGCCTCCTGTAATTATTTGACTCTCTCACCGAATCATATACTCGTTCACACGTCATTCCTGCCCGGTAGCGCTCGTCAGCGATTCCAGCATAATGTTTAGCTTCTTCTGCAATATCTCCGAGCATGTTGGCAAGCATTCTGGCGTCGGCGTTGGTTGTTTTGCTTCTGACGGCAGCGGCAAGATTTGCGGTGTGCTTTGCGGCGTCCAGGCGGGTGGCAAGTTTTTTTGCTTCGGTACGCAGCTGGCTAACAGTGGCAGACAGGCCAGCAGCAGTGGCAGCAGATTTAGCGGCTTGCGCTTGTGCATCTTTCACAGCCTCATCACGGGCAATAACGCGGCCCTGTTCAATAATACGGGCGGCGGTCTGGGCGTTGACTTCCTGAGAGGATTCAGCGCTGTCGCGATCTGCCCATTTTTTTTGCCAGCCCCTGTCACTCCAGACATTACCGGCGATAAACGCACCAGCCATCAGCAAAATAAACACCAGCTGCAACCAGTATCTTTTCAGAAGAGCAGATAACAGATTCATACCAGCACCGATTTTGCTTTCTCAAAGCGCTCCCGCCGATCACCGATGCCGTTCTACCCTCCGTTGATGATCTGCGTAACACGTACCAGGTCGCCGGAATATTTCAGACACCCTTTAGTCACAAAAAGCCACGCTGCGGATCGGGCGGCATGACGTTCTAGCTCAAGCTGTCCTGGATTCGCCACTAGATCCAGTTTCAGTGCAACGCCACATCTGGTGTAATTCTCCAGCCCGGTAATCCTGATCTTCGCCGAACGTGGTGCGAAAGCTTTCTTGCCGTTCATGGCGTTCGCGATCCGGACTGGTACGAATATGTGCCTGATAACCCCCCAACAACCCATGAAGAAAATGCAGCAAGGCTTAGTCAGGCGGGCAAATGTCTGCGGGATATTGAGGCAGGGAGATTTCAGTGTGATGAAGAAAAACAGCAACCGACAGGCGAACTGGCAGATGAACCAGCAACGCCTGAAGCAGTGGAACAGGACACAACTGAACATCATCCGGACCCACAGCCGCTGGAGAATGAACCACCTGTAAGCCAGACAGAAGCAGGCTACCAGAAAATACGGGCAGAACTGCACGAAGCACGTAAAAACATTCCACCCAAAAACCCGGTTGATGTTGGTAAACAACTGGCAGCCGCGCGCGGTGAATATGTCGAAGACATCAGCGACCCGAACGATCCGAAGTGGGTTCATAACAATTACAGCGCCTCAAATCAGGGTGAAAAAGAAGAAGTGGTGCAGGAGGAAAAACAACCAGCAGCAGAGCCGGAGGCTGTCACCAGAAACGCGGACGGGACTTTCGATGTATCAGCGCTATTCCCGCCCCCCTCAAACCAGACCGAAAAAACGGAAGCCAGAACAGAAAGAGATGGAGAAACGCCGAAAGAGAGCAACCAGCAGGAAACGGCTGGCGATACAGGACAGGAAATTACAACGGACGGTGGATCAGGTACAACTTCATAGCGCAAAACCACACGCCAGTGGCGCTTATTGAAAAACTAAAAGGAACGGACTCATTCACTGTGTCCGCATGGATTGATCGCTATGAGGTTTTATTACAGCGCCGGAGTCTGTCGGTTAATACCTACAAGATTCGCAGTAATCAATTAGCGACCGTACGCGAAAAAATGGGGGAAATGATACTGGCAGAGGTGACCACGCGGCATATTGCTGAGTTTCTGGAGTCATGGATCGCGGAAGGTAAAAACACGATGGCGGGGGCGATGAGGTCTGTACTATCTGACATGTTTCGTGAGGCAATTGTGGAAGGAAGAATAACAACGAATCCGGTTGAGCCAACCCGAGCACCTGAAATTAAGGTTGCCAGGGAACGCCTGCAACTGGAAACATATAACGCCACGCGGACGGCGGCAGAATATCTGCCTGTGTGGTTTCCTCTTGCGATGGATCTCGCGCTGGTTACTGGCCAACGCCGTGAGGATATAGTTAACATGAAGTTTAGTGATATCGTTGATGGTCGCCTACACGTAACCCAGATAAAGACAGGAATGAAGATAGCATTCCCCCTATCCCTGACCCTTCAGGCGCCAGGGTTACGTCCGGGAACGGTTATCGATCGCTGCCGGCTGGTAAGCAAAACCGATTTCATGATCAGTGCAGGAATCAGGAAAAATAGCCCGACCGGGAATATTCACCCGGATGAGCTGACAAAGAAATTTGTAAAAGCCAGAAAAATTTCAGGCGTTAAATTTAGTGATAACCCACCGACATTTCACGAGATCCGTAGCCTGGCTGGTCGGCTGTACAAAGACGAACTCGGCGAGGAATTCGCTCAAAAACTCCTGGGCCACACCTCAGAGAACACCACGAAACTCTATCTCGATGAACGCGATAATAAAGCTTACGTGATGCTCTGATTTTGTTGTAAAAGAAATGTTAAACTGGATTTGGATGTGATATAACCAAAAAGACCGGAATACAGAAATTCGAGGAAATTTCGAGGAATTTCGAGGGGAAACACATAACCCATTGATTTTTAATCTAAATAAAAAGAGACCGAATACGATTCCTGTTTACGGCAACAATTGATCTTTCTCTTTAAATTCACAATGTTACATATTAATTAAGTGATTTTAACGATTAGAATACGTTATTTTTGATTCTAATAGATTCAATTAGTTATCACTTTTTACGTTTTAATTCTGACATATTTCGAACCATTTTGCGTATAAATCCCCCGACCAATCAAACTCACTGCCCAATATATCACTCGACCTCTTCCACTGGTGGCCTCCCGATGCCAAATGCCCATGTAGACGAAGGCTTAATAGTGATGCCAACAAAAGCGATCACGAAAAGTTGAACAGATGCCTGGTTTCAGATTAAACACATTGATTAGCCATTCTTAACCAGTAGAATCCGCCGCGACTGGCAACCATTCAATATTCGCACTATCGAACGATCGCCAGTTTGCCGCAGGCCGTTCCTGCATACGACGTGGCTGCGGCACCGCTCATACCGGGCAGTCGTCAAACCTCCAGGATCGCGCATCGTCAACGATGCAGGTGATCGTGAACAAGATATAGTTTTCCACAGTTCGTACAGGATAGGCCTCCTTATTGCTGCCTTCGCAGTGACAGTAACTGTCCCTGTGTTTTCACATCCTAACCTACCATGTCCCCGATAAGTTAAGTATATGAGCGTAGAGGAGCTTTTCGACCATGGGCACAACCTCTAAATCTGAAGGGAGTTCATCAATAGATACAATAATGAACGTTTCTTTAAAGATCTTTGTAGTCAGTCCCTGTTAGGTTGTCGTGACATAAGAATATCGCTTAATTTTGAATACAGGGAAATGTAATTGATTATAAATGTTGGACATGTAGCTACAGAAAAATTCGACACAACTGGAGTGAGCGCCTGTAACAACCAACAGAGTACTTCAGTTGATTTATCCTCCTGTATTATTAATGCTGCTTCAGAATGTACCGTTTTTGTCAGAACAATAATAAAGAAATCGGACAGTTATGATGCTATGCAAATTGACAGGCTTAAAATTGATACGCAGGAAAAATACGACGCTCTTAATTTACAAAGAGAACATCACAAGAAATTTCTGCAAACTATAAAAGCAAACTCTTTTGACAGAGCTATGGCTGAAAGACCAGAAAACCCAATATCTCTGAGTCTAATATATTCTTCCATTGATTCAATAAAATATAACACAGGGAACTGTGCTGATATGTCGCTAATTTTAGGTGCGATTATTGCAAAATATATACCACAAAGACTAACCGGAATAGGATTTTCGAAAAATAATGTATTTGATGCCAGAATAAGCACATCCCTTATGTATAATAGCGCGTCAGGAGGGAATCATGTGGTCGTTTTTTTGACTTTTACTGATTCAAAAGGAATATCGGAATATATACTTGACCCTTGGCTGGATGCGCGCATTTTCAAAAAGGAAGAGTCATATGAAATTTATAAAAACAATAGCAGTGAATATATCAATGAAAATCATTGCTTCGAAGCATACGATAAATACACTGCTATAATGAATAGCGCAGAATATATAGACGCCATAACAAAGACAATAAATCTTTTATATAGAGTTAATCTTGATGAAATTCAATTAACAAATCCATTTAAGTTTATATAATTAACTCTTATGGCTGATTAAAGGAGTGTTATTTTCCCATGAATGGCATCAAAGGCATGTTACTCGCCGGAAATTTTCTGTACAACGTCGAAACGCCAACATCATAAATAATCGCTACCTGCTGTCACGGTACTCCGGCCCTAATGAGGCGCCCGGCTGCGCCCATTGTTCCGTTGTTAGTTTCGGTCGTCGGCTACCAATTTGCCCCTGCTCCCTTGCCGCTGCCAGCCCGGCGCTGGTACGCTCAACGATCAGCTCACGCTCCATTTCAATGCCAGAACAGCAAGGCTCCTCCTGAGCGAAAAGGACATTTTTTGAAAGTTTCTGGAAAATAAAAATAGTACTATTTGAGCATTAATCTAATCAGCCGATTTTTTCTAATTCATCAATCAGATGGACATAGCATTTGCTATAAAAAATAAAAGTATTCCTGCTATCTATATATAAATGAGTTATGTACATATAAAAGGAGCATTACCGTGACAAAAATAACTTTATTTCCCCATAACTTTAGAATCCAAAAACAGGAAACCACACCACTAAAAGAAAAATCAACCGAGAAAAATTCTTTAGCAAAAAGTATTCTCGCAGTAAAAAATCACTTCATCAAATTAAATTCAAAATTATCGGAACGTTTTATTTCGCATAAGAACACTGAATCTTCTGCAACACACTTTCACCGAGGAAGCGCATCTGAGGGCCGGGCAGTGTTGACAAATAAAGTCGTTAAAAACTTTATGCTTCAAACGCTCCATGATATAGATATTAGAGGTAGCGCGAGTAAAGACCCCGCATACGCCAGCCAGACCCGTGAAGCTATACTATCGGCAGTTTACAGCAAGTATAAAGATCAGTATTGTAACTTGCTCATCAGCAAAGGAATCGACATAGCGCCTTTTCTTAAGGAAATTGGCGAGGCTGCGCAAAATGCAGGTCTGCCCGGAGCAACCAAGAATGACGTTTTTACGCCAAGCGGCGCAGGAGCCAATCCTTTTATAACTCCGTTGATTACATCAGCATACAGTAAGTATCCACATATGTTTACCAGTCAACATCAGAAGGCATCCTTTAACATCTATGCGGAGAAGATCATTATGACAGAAGTTGTACCGCTGTTTAATGAGTGTGCTATGCCGACTCCACAGCAATTCCAACAAATACTAGAAAACATTGCTAATAAATATATCCAAAACACTCCCTGAACACAGAAACACCAAAAAATATGCGAGCCTCTTCCTGATTAATATGAACCAATAGTATCCATAATTTTTCCCAGGAACTAACTCTGGAGCTAAACCGTCATTTACCAGTGCTAAAATTATACACTCAACCATCAAAATAATAGCCATTGCTGCTATATAACATATAGCAGCAATCTCTACTACATAGCTATATTTTTATAACTGAGATGGTTTCTCCGGCCAGTCAGGATTTAAGGTATCCACCCGGTTTACCAGCACCCTGTATTTTTTCCATTCGTCGAGCTGCGCTTTCTCATCATCTGTTGCGAGTCCAAGATCAACCGCATCCTGAAGCGGCGCGATTTTTTCAGATGCCATTTGCAGGAGCCTGCTTTTGGTTTCTTCCGCCTGACGAAGCTGCGCTGCTTTTTCAGCCGCTTCATCCTTCACCCACGCCTTACCATCCCATTTCTGGTATTCACCGTCTGGTGAAACTGATGTGACGTTTTCGGGCAACGGGCCGAGTTCGGAGATATAAACCTGATTGCCGGTTGTTGTGTCGTAAACCGTCTCGCCGCGGTGATCCTCCTGCAGACTCCATGTTTGGGTTTCAGCGTCAAATACAGCAATATGACTGGAGGGAATATCAGGAGGGGCGATATCAGTACAGTTTGCCGGTAATCCAGTGTGCGGCGGGATATATGCATCACCTGCGCCAATAAATTCGTTTGTATCTGAACGAAGATTAAAAATTTTAATTGTCTGCGCCTGTTCGCTCATTTTAAAAGTCATTATGCCAGCCTCACTATGTAGTTAAATGCAATATTTTTAACCGTGGTTTCCGCATTACCGTCTGCGTCCACAATAACGACGTGTCCGTGTGGACCGATATACATGGTGTGCTCATGTCCTCCGATATAAACTGTATGTGCATGGTCGCCAGCGGCCTGTGTCCATGCACCACCTCCAGGCTGAAATGAGGTGTGATTGGAATCTCCCCAGTATGAATTGATATAACCGCCGAACTGGTGAGTATGATTGCCCGTGGTATTGGTCGATTTCGTGCCGTAATCAAAGGATGAGGTAGATTTTGTCCCTAAGTCAGTATCCTGCGCCCGCGCGGTGTGCGAGTGCGATTTATTGCCGTCCATTTCTTGCGACAATACGGCACGTCCACTGATGGGCTTACCCTTTATTGTCCAGCCTCTCATGTCAGGGATAACGCCGGACGGATACGCTATAGCCAGTAACGGGTAAGCAGATTTATCGAAGGACTGCCCATACATAAAAGCATAACCACCATCCGGGAGCACATCAGACGGCCATGCAATCGCCGCCCCTACTGGATACGAATCCGGTGGCGGATTTAGTGAGGTGTAGAACATCGCCCATTCTGACCACTCAGCGTCGGCGGTATCTCGATGGCTGCGAATATATGCGGGCGCAGGAGCACCATTAACCCCACTCCATCCGATTAATACCTCTCCATCACCGGTTCCGGTCAGACGCAAAATATTCCCGTATTGCGTTGGATAACCGTTATTGTAAACCTCGCCCATTATCAGGCCGCTATCACTGCCTCTTGTCGTACCAGTCAGTGCCGGAAGCGCGCCGCGTGATGCCAGTCTGTTCGCTGCAACAGCCGTACCGTTGGCAGGAAGCGCTCCGATATTTTGTACAAACAGCGGCTTTTCCGGAATATCGCTACCGTTCTGGTCTTTGGCGAGGTATTTAAGATCCGTCTGCTCCTGGCTGTAGACCTGAAGATTATCCCGTGCCGTTCCTTTATTCTGAAGGTCTGACAGATTGTTTTTCTGCCACAGAAACAGCTTCAGGGGATCTGCCAGCAGGTTTACCCAGCCTGCGCTGTCGGCACCTTCCGGATCGGTCAGGTTATCGTCAATGGTATTCAGCCAGACCGCTGTTGTTGAGACTCCGGCGAGAATGGCATCTTTTGCATATCCACCAATGGCCCCGGCGAAACCGGCATTATACGTGTACAAACCACCAGCCTGGACGTACCGTATTGCTGCGGTAATATCGTGCATCAGACCGTTAAAATCCTTGCCGTGTGGCGGTATACCGCCCGCTGAAATCGGGGTCATGGTCACCGGAGGAAAACCCGAATCATACGCCGCGTTACCGCTCTCTTTGGTCTGCTGCGTCGCCTTGTCCGGGATATTATTTTTATCCCCGGTACTCGCAAAAGGTACTGCCAGTTGACGGGGTTTATCGTTAAGCTTCATTACTGGTCTCCTTTAAAACCACTGAGACATAAACACCCGGCGGGGACGGCAGTGCTCCCGATGACTGGATAATCGCCAGTTCTGCCGACGAGAGAGCAAACTCAAAGATGTAACTCATCCTCAGTCCACCATTATTCAGAACATAAGCCCGGCGTTTTTTTCCGAACATAAACCGCAGCATCCGGTTAATATCCGGCACAGAGCAGTCAGTAATATTCGACATGGCTTTCATCAGTATCAGCCGCCGGTATATCTCATCAGACAGGTCAACGGTCCGGGTAACCGCTTTTCCGCTGTAAAACGGTGCCTGATTAAACGGACGCGGGTCATCCATTACCGGGTTGTCCATCCGGGCCTCGCTGAAACCCAGGTAATTAAAATCGTCCTTTACCGTCAGCCGGCGACTGACACCCACAATCTTTCCCCAGACATCAAGACCGTACTTTTCTGCGGTATCGATGTTCCAGATAAGGTCATAAAAATCATTGATAAAACTGTCGGGGGAAAGCGCTGCGTTAAAGCTGTTAATGAGGGCATTGAGTCGGGGGCTGGCGGCATACTGTGCAAGCACGGTTGCAGCCACATTCTGCACGTTACGCCTCCTGTAGTTTCACACCGATATTCGACACATCCAGAACCGGAATCTCATCTATCCCGAAAGTGACAGCAGTTGTCCATGACGAGCCGTCACGACTCACAGTAAGGCCCAGAATATCGATATTTTCCGGATCGGTTTTGTAAACGCCGGCATAGTAGCGCCCTGCGGAGACAACAGAGGCTACCCTTGCCCGCAGACCACCATCTGTACCGTTAAACGCGGACAACACAGATTGCTGTACCTGTTGGGTAATATCTGAGGGCAGATAGTCACTTTTTTTCAGCGTCACACTGACATGCAGACTGACAGGTTTGAGTGTCTGCCAGGTGATCACGTATTCAGGATACGGCGGATCGTACTCCTTATCCGCAACGGTGAACGTTGTGTCGCCGTTCATATCAATACCCGGCGGAGCCTTACGCCAGATGGCCGCCGCGATATCTGCCGGACTGCCGCCGTACACGCCAACATAAAACGAACCGGGTATTAACGGATACTGACTGACCCCGGCTTTTTGTTCCGTTTTTTTCGGATTATGGGTGACGTAAACATCCACCACGTTTTCTACCGTAGAGAGTATTTCACCCCGGATGGCTTCCAGAATATTACGGGCATTACGGGCAACTGAATTACGCCGACGATTTTCAAAGTCCGCGCGGGTTTCCTCGTCGCTGCCCGGTACACCTGCACTGGCGTTAGTGACACCTGACCAGCCGGGTATTGCCTTATAAATTTTATTCAGAGTTCCCGCCGGACAGCCGACAGGCCCGGTGGACAAATTCAGGAATACCACATCAACCTGCCCTGATGCACCGATTGTGGCGTCTGACAGACTGACGTACTTATAGCCGGCCTCATCCTGCGCCATACTGCCCACCGGAATCAGCGTACCAACCAGCCCGGTACAGGTTGCCGTTACTGTCGTACCTGTAGCCCCGCGTCGTTCCAGGAAATAAATCTTTCCTATTGCATCCTGAAAGCGTCCACTGGAGAAGTCAGGGTTTACCTGGTTAACGATATACAGCAACTGATCGTTTTTATCCGCGATAATGGCACTTTCGCTTGATGCAAGCTGCCCCTGCGGACTGCTCAGACTGGTACTCATTGCGCCGCCCAGCGCACCAGAAAAATCGTTGAGTCTGCCGCTCAGAATATCCGCTTCATCCGGCACGTTCAGCCCGCTGTCCGTAATACGTACAGCGGGTACTGCGGTAGAAAAAGATTTATTTTCACTCATAGCAGTACCGTAAAAATGTCGTTATTGGTATCTGTAATACGCAGCACTCCCGTTACTGTTCGGGCTTTATCAACAATGACCTGGCAAATTGCGGCGCTCACGGTCGGCAGTTTAAGTGCTTCTTGTTGCAGGGTGGCATTCACCAGTTGCGTGCCGGGCCAGTGTCCGAGGATGCGTGACCAGTAAGGTATGCCTGACGTTGAGTCGTACCAGCACTCCCCCAGAAAGGTACTGCACGCACACGCCACATCCTGGGCTACCGCATGGGGATTATCAGTAATGGCAAGATTACCGGTATCATCCAGCAGAATGTCCCATGTCCCGGTGTCGAGAAGAAGCGATCGTGACTGCATATTTTCTCCTGTTTACTGCGGTCCCTGCGTGGTCGAACCGCCGGACTTAACGCCACTGTGAACATGGTATCCAAAATCAATACCGCCAATCTGCGCGCCACCGGAAAGTTCAGACTGTCCGGTAACATTAAGTCCCTGGCTGACGGCAGCATCCCCGTTAAGCGCGATTTTTGGAGAGTTAACAGTGAAACTTTTCGAGGCGTTCACGATGCCTTCCGGCGCAGAAATCTCCACTTTCCAGGGGGAAATAACCCGTATCTGGTTGTCAGCAAATTCCACGAACTGTACGGGCGCACTGTTAAGCACACCACCAAGCCAGATGGCATCGGCGTAGTTATGAGTGCGTTTTGATCCCGGCATCGCGGCCTGACGCGTGGCTTTTACCGCACTGATATCCCGGTCGCAGATGCCGAGGAAACCAATATCGCCCACATGTGGCGGCATAATCACCGCATTGCTGCCCACATGTGGCGGCATAATCACCGCATTGCTGCCCCCCTGTAGCCGCCATACAGGAAGGTTATAAATCACTTCATGCTCAACCGGGGAACCGTCTGCTGCAACGCCCATTACCATCGGTCGGACATCAATAAACTCCCCCTCCACCGCCACTACCTGCCCCAGAGTGATAAATACGTGTTTCCCGAGAAACTGCCGCAGCATAAAGTCCTGCGCATTGATTTCACTGTTTACGTCCGTCGGATTACTGAGTGGTTGTGCCATTATCGTTAAGCCTTGTCATGGTACAGTTGGAGCTCCACGGACCGCCCACGGTTCGCGAGGTAATGGTGTGTATCACTCCGGTTAACTGGTAATCGCCTGTCACGTTAGGTAGTGACGATTCCAGATGGACCCGCCGACCGATGAAAAGATCGGGGCAGAATGTCGTGGTGGCGCTGAGGCCGGTCATGGTATAGACCGGATATCCAATAAGCCCGTGGTCCGGCGAAATATGCACAGCCGGAATATCCAGGGCTTTGTCCTTCGGCCAGATGGTGACTTTCTCCGCGTCCCCCAGATCGATGTTAATATCGGCGGCTGAAGCGGCATCCAGCATTTGTTGTACAAGGTTTCCGGAAAAGTGTGGATTCGACAGGCTGCGACTGACGCCCTGATTTTCAAATTTCAGCCCGGCAGATGACGCCAGAGCACGGATGATATCTGCAACAGGCACATCACCTTTCGCGCTGAAATCGGCCGCTGTCTGATTACGCAGGTTGAAACTAACCTGCCCGGTCAGAATAAGGGGTATATCCGGCGCCTGGTTGTAGTCCGCATACGCATCGGTAATATCTCCCTCGAAAATAAGCCGACCACCAGCCCGTACCCGCATTTCATTGGCCGTACTTTGAGCGGGTCGCCACACGCCCCGATAACTCAGGTCGGCCATATGCGCCGGAGACAGCCCCCAGATATACAGGGTTATCTGCGTTCCGGCAGTTCCGCCATATACCGTGACAGTGGCAAAACATTTAGCTCCTGAAACAGTCAGAATATTGCCCTTACCATTGTCGAACGTCCGCCCGTCTGACAGGGTGAACTCCACGGTAATGTCACGCTGTACATAGCTCATGTCAGATCCTCAGGCGACAGCCAGTAGAGCCGGTACCGTGAACCAAGCCCCCGCCAGTCGGGATCGTGGTTCCCCTCCGTGTCGGAAAAAAACAGATCGCCCTGAAACGGCAGGTATCCGTACCGGACAATCCGGTTATTGTTCAGGCACAACACGCCATACAGGCACGGTTCACCGTTAACGGTAATATCGATATACATCCCCGTAGTACGCTGATTCAGGCGAATGGTGCAGACCTGAGCACCCAGTGTCACCGTAAACTGCTGGGCTTTGACGGGAGATAAAACAATTTCCAGCATCAGGTGATCCCCCTGTTCGTGACGCTCCGTCTGTCAGCGTCTGACGGTTGTGTCACCGACGCCGTAACTGGCTGAGTTTTAACCGATGCTGCCCCTTTTGCTTTATCGTTGTCCGTGGGAGACTGATTATCCGTACTTCCCACTGACACCTCTCCAGTGTTCATTACCGCCTGGAATACTGCGCTGACCGTCAGTAATGTCGGTCCATTATTACTTCGCGTTCGGTAGTCGTATTTCACCAGGTCGTAGGATGTCCATGTCTTGTCCGGCGTCTCAATATCGTAAAGTCCTGCTGTGGTACGCATCATTTCAAGCGTTTCCAGCACATTCGATCGCGAGGTGGTGGAAAAATTTGTCAGGTTCGGGACGGCCCCGGAAAACGCCGTCCACCCCTCTACAGTGAAAGTCACATGCAGCTCTGGCGGTCGCTGGATTTTATTAAAGGTGGTATAGGCTCCCTGTTCGACGGGGGCGGTGGAAACAGAAGCCTCTGCTCCCACCTCAACGACAACAAAAGAATCCGGGGAGAAAGGCCTCCCGCCCTTCAGGTGAACACCAGCCGGATCATTCCATGCGTAATAAATACCGAATGACGGTGCCAGTACACTGTTAATGAGTCCCAGGACACCGCCGCCACGAACGGCACTCAGTACGTTACTTTCATTGAGCGAAAAGTTATTCAGGGAAAGATTATCGAAAGAGAAACTCATCCTGTTACCCCGCTGGAATAAACTGAAACAAGCGCCGAATTCCTGATACGCCTACGCGCATCATCGGTAATGCCCTTCACATTGTCCGAGGTTGTAGTGACATTCAGCGTCCCGATATGCGTGGTTTCCGTTACGGTGGACTGAGATACAGGCGCCGGATGACGCGACTGTACGGCCATTGCCGCCCCCGGATGGGGCAGATTCGCCAGAACGCGGGGAATATAGTTACGGGTCTCCTCCGGAGCAGCAGCCAGCCCCTTACGCTGAACATTTCCCTCACCCCAGTTGTATGCCGCCAAAGCCTTAGCCAGATCGCCATGAAAAAACCGCAGCAGGCCACCAAGTTTTCTCGCGGCGGCATCAGCGGATTTTGCAGGATCAAAGGCATCGTTTCCCCTCAGACCAAATTCCTTAGCCGTCTGCGGCATGAACTGAAACAGTCCCATCGCACCAGCGCGTGAGACGGCAAACTGATTACCACCGGATTCGGTGATCGCAACACTGCGCAGCAGTCCGGTCGGCAGGTTATATTTTGCCTCCAGTTGGGACAGTTTCGGTTGCAGCCAGCCTAACAGAGCCTCCCCGGCCTTCGTCGGACGCGGGCGGTTTTGCATGGCATTACCGAGTTTTTCCTGCGTCGCACGCATACCCTGTAGCCAGGATGCCCCGGAGGCTGCTCCCCTCCCGGTTGCCAGAGAAGCCTGAGTATCCAGCATTCCCTGCTGCCATACTGTAGGTGATTGTGCATGGGTGATGTTGCCTGGCTTTTCTCCGGCATCCAGTTTTGCCTGGTATTCCTCCATCTCTTTCTTATTGAAAAAGAAAGTCCCGTCTGAAGCCCAGAAAAAACCATGCGAATCCAGCCAGTCCTTATTCTTCCTGCCAACGATGGATGTCATTAACCCGTCAACAACCGGGTAAAGCGCCGTTATCGCAAAAAGAAGGCCGCCGGGACCGTTGAGGGCCTTAGTCAGCCCCAGTACCCATGACGCCACTTTCAGCCCGATCAGCGTAATAATGACATTCTGCCAGCCCCCCATTTCTCCGGCAGCCTTATTCACCCAGGAGGCCACTGACTCAACTTTATTCAGAAATGTGGTGATAAACTTGTTCACTTCCTCCGGATGTTGCTGCATCCAGTCACCGAGTTTCTCCAGCCATTTGCTGAATTCCGTGGCATACGGCATCAGTGCCGTACCTATAGTCAGACCAATTGTTGTCCATACCTGGTCCAGTTCTGCAAGGGCTTCCCGCAATTTGCGGGCTTTCCGGATTTTATCGTCGGAGACCTGCGAACGGGATGTAAAGTCATCCACATCCTGAAGAGCATGGCCTGAGCCAAGAAACTGCTGCCCGGCATAACTGAACCCCAGCGCATTACCGTAGGCTGTCTGTTCTGCCTTTGTCAGTCGCGGAAAGGCAGACGCCAGCTTGCGCATGATGACTTCGGTACTGTCGGTATTTAAATCAACACTGACACCCGCACGGGCTGCAACCTGAAACAAATCCTGCAACACAGGATCAAAGGACTTTCCGGCTTTGAATGCGGCTTTTGCATCCGTAATCCGGGAAAACGCCCCGGTGATCTCGCCAGCGTCAGCGCCATTCGCCTGCCCTGCGCGTATCCAGCCGTCCAGATGTTTCGCTTTCATGCCAAAGGCATCGGAGGAAATTGACAGCCGGTTAAGATCACCGGCAAACCCCGTGACCAGGCTTTTAATTCCCCCCAGTGTCAGGGTGACGCCTGCCAGCGCCAGTATCTGAGTACGTATGCCGGAAAAAAACGTTGATGCCCGTTTGCCTGCTGCCTCCATCCTCTTAGCGGTTTTTTCGGCCTTTTTGCCGGTATTCGCGATGGCATCACCGGTTCGCTTCCCCGCCTGTTCCATACCCGCGGCAGTTTTATCAGCGTCAGAGCCTGTTTTCTTCAGGGCCTTACCCGTGCGCTCACCGGCGGCTTCCGTCTCACGTGCAGCTTTATCCGCATCACTGCCTGTTTTCGCCAGGGCATTACTGGCCTGTTTTTGCCCCAGTTCGAAAACATCCGCCACCCGCTCCATTGCGGCGGTCAGTCGGTCCAGTGCAGCGTGCGCAGCCTGTTCCCCGGCGGTAAAGTCCTTACTTTCTATATCCAGTGCCAGAACCAGCTCATCAAGTACCGCTGCCATTCTGTGTCTCCTGCATCACACGTTCGTTATGGGCGTCCACCTGAATAATCTCAAGCAGATCCCATAAGTCCTGCACACCAAGTACGGAATCCAGTTCGGCTTTTGAAGCCTTACCGGAGGAGATAACGGTCGCAATGGTGCGGGGAACGTTAACGTAATCCACCACCCCGAACGGTCTGTCGGGGCCGAGATAACGCGGGGGAATATCTAGCTGGCGGCGGGACTGAAAAAATCCACATGCAGTCTGAATACCTCCGCACGTAAATTAAGCCTGGTGGTGATTTCCTCTATATCGTCTTCAATAAGAGGTCGCCGTATACCACGATTTTTCGGATCGGGAACAAACTGTATACATTCCATCATTTCATCCAGCAGTGGACGGGCTTCTTCCGGCGGGATTTTTGACAACGCTTTCAGCCCTTCCAGCGCCAGCGCAGCCATCCCCATACTGCGAACATCATCCGGTAACTCCACGCCGCCACGCCCCATCGCCATAATGGCGCGCATCGCCCACCATTCCGCCTGCGAGGCAGACATTTCGGTAAGGTGAAATACCTTGCCGTTATCCCGCCCCTGGCCATCAATAGTGATAAATTTCTCTTTACGGGCCATCAGTTAAAAACCTCCGGAGTGATAGTTTCCCACTCGATAACCGCCTGTCCTGGCTGCAATGTACGCGCCGCGTCAGGCAGCGCTTTCCATTGTTTGAGTACGCCATTTACGCAGGTATATTTACGGCCTATCGCCGGAAGCAGCACGACAGCATTACAACGGAAGACAGCCCTGCTGGTCCTGGATGTGGTTGACCAGGTATCAAAAATATCCCGGCTGGGTGAGTCCGGCATGATGTGAAACGTCTGGATAATGTTGCTGTACACAAATCCCGCAGACAGTTTACCGTCAATACCGCGGACGGTTTCCGCCAGTACCAGCGGATCGGTGCCATAAACGTTATCTGCTGCAAATCCCTGAAGTTGTACGCCGGAGGGATACAGGTTATTCACTGTCAGCGTGATAATGGCATCCGCCGCAGTGATGGTGTTGTTATTACCTGACATTTACTGGACCTCCGTGGATGCAATAACAAGTTTCTGGATACTGCCGCCGTCACAGTACCAGAGCGTACAGGACGGGCTGCTACGTGTTGCCCGCAGAGAAGGCAGCATATCGCCGATATACAGGTAGTAGCCGGTGGCAAACAACGTTGAAGAAACATCCTCCCCCACAACATTGTTGATCTGCTTCTTCTGCGCCTCCGTCAGTGTCACCCCCTCACGGATACCGCCCCAGCGTTTGTACTGCTGGATAACGTCACTCATTGATGCCGCAACCAGCGCCCGCCCTTCATTGTTGTAGGGGATAGTCTGGTTTGACTTGAATAACGAGATCACAGATCCCTGCAAATTGGCATTCAGCCAGATTTGCCCGCAGAAGCTGTCCAGCCATTTAAAATCGCCGGTAATGGTGCCATCCGCCCAGTAATCTTCCACCACACTGTTTTCCGCATATTTCCCATAGAAGTTGTAACCTGCGGCTATCAGTGCATCGTAATCGCTGCCACTGGTAACATCAGCGGCCAGCCCTTCATACTCGCGGAACTTGAACGGCACGCGTCCCTCTGGTCGGACAAAATCAAGGCACGCCGCATACCCCAGTACCGCAGCCGCCCGGTTACCATCAGACGCGAAAACCGGTACAACAGCACTGTAGTTATTGACGGTGATTATCTGGTATGCGATATGACTGGTATCCCCTTTTACTTTGGCCTTACCACTGGTTGTCCATGCCACATAAAAGTAACGCTTGCCCTGCCCGTTTGCCCAGGCAGAAAACGCCAGGTGTTGCTCGTCAGTGACTTCAGATACTGTGGAAAATCCCGCCCATTGCTGGGAAGCGTCCTTAATGGCTGCCATCGTGTCAGGTACATCAGATACAGGCGCGCCCTGGGATATCACCGCGCCCGTATTACTGGTCATCTTCAGGGGTTCCGCAGCCGATCCACTGCCGAACGTTATCGTGGTGCTCTCCGGTTTCGCCCCGGCGGCAGTAATGACGAAAGCATTCTGTGTGGTATCGAATACCACTGTTGCCACCGCCGCGGTCAGCGCTGTCTGTAGTGCCGTTGCAGCAGCAGCGAAGCTGGTGACACCGTTAAAATTCACCTCAGCGCTGGCGCTTTTCCCGTTAATACTCAGCGTCAGCGTACCGGAAAGTTTTTGTAGCTGTTCAATAGTCACGCCCTTAAACGAACCACTACGTAACCAGGCCGCCGATGCGGCAAGATTGAAACGGGAAAACAACAATTGTCCCGGCGTTTTAGTGGCATTTTTGAAGCCCTGAAAATAAAGCTGCGCGCGTGCGTACTCATCGGATAATGCACCAAAATACGCGGACACATCATCCGGGGAGGAAAACGGAACCACACCGCCGACCGGGAGTAGTGGATTTCCGGTCAGCAACAGGCCATTAAGATCGACGGCATTACCCGCCACAGCCAGCACACCGGGATTTATCTGTACATCTTTACTGAGTGGGATTGGCATTATCAGCCTCCGTTGTCCGGGTGATCACGTTGTCAAAAAACATCAGGGGTGTTGTGACCACAGGGTTAATCTGCATCTGAATATCAAGCGTCCGGCGCGGTTCATACTGCTGCTGGCCGTTGACGAACGTGGTATTAAGGGGAGCTGAGCAATACAGCGGGGAAATCAGCCCACCTGTCTGCCGGAAAAGCTGCACGGAAAATTCAGACCGGAAAAGCGTTGCCAGCGCCTGCGCGTTATCCGCCGCATGAGGTCCGTAGAAATCAAGCTGGCAACGCCATTTTGTGGTACGGGTGATATGCTGAGAGCCTTCACCGGCCTGTTCCGGCGCAGAGTATGTCACTACCGCAGTGGATAATCCGGTAACATCAATACCTGTCATGGTGATGAAGTCCCCCTGAGGCATAGGGACCCGGTTCTGCTGTGTTCGTTCAATCCCGGCATCAGAAAAAAGCCCCCGGAGATAATCACCGAGGGCCTGATAAAGATCGCTTTCCGTAACGGAGAGGGTCACACCTGAAGACATACAATAACCCTCGTCCAGTCCGGCCAGATTTCCGGTACCTCAACCACCAGCCACGTTTCATCTCCAATGACAAATTTATCGCCACCCTGTTGCCGGGTACGGTTAAGCCCGCACCAGTTACCGTCGGTATACAGTGTGGCGAAAACACCCTGCTGGTTCAGATTGTCGAGATGACGTAAATCCGCCTGGGTGACGGCCTGTTTTTGTACCCTGACGGGAACCGGATCATCATACTCAGGCACGCGGGAATAGTCCGCCTGCTGTGTACTCCCACGCGAGCGATAAACCAGCGCGTCCGTATAAGGATTTACCCGGCGCACCACGCCGGAAACAATACCGTGGAGGTTCATTTTTTGCCCCCGTCAACAGAATAATCGACACTGTTCATCATATGACCGGTTTCAATAAGCGGGTTGTTAAAGCCCTTTTGCCGGACAGTGGATGCGGCGTTGGGCGGCCTTTTCCAGTCGCGAATAAACATCTGCAACTGCCCTTTGATATGCTCCCCCATGTACACCAGCGCGGTCGCGGTATCAAAATCATTCGCCCGTAAAAGCGTCGCCATTTTTTCGCCCCATTCTGGGCTTTTATGCTCGATCATCTTACGGAAGAAAGGACGGGGTGGAATGGTGACCGTGTGCTCAGGAATAACCACATCCTGAGCAAAATTACCCTTACCGGCTTTGACAAAGCGGTGCCCGATTTCTCCCGTTTTTTCGTTATAGCGAAAGTGAAGCGTCTGCTCGCGAGCGGGTATAATCGCACTACCGCCAAACTCGTTAATGGCGGCGATATACGCCACCGGCGTACCGTCGGGGTAGGTTGCCCCTTCAAGAAAACCCACTTTGAGGCTTTTGCCCGATTTAAGGTTATCTGCGGCCTGTTTCAGCTTCTGCCGGAACTGTCTGCCGCCCGTAACTTTGTTTACCATCGACGCCCCCTCCCGTATCCCCGGTAATAATGCCCCGGATAACGCGAAGGTGAACCGCCCGGTACATACTCCATTGAACGGTACGGCGCCGTCGCCTGCCAGTAATCAGCGCCGTAAGGTGTCTGGAGATACCACCACGACGCATCGTTACTGCCGCTATTATCCACGGAGACGGAAACTGAACCCTGCGACGCACTGGTGATACGTCCCACCAGTCCGGCCTGTCCATCTTTCCCGCTCCCCAGTCCCCGTAACGAGCACAGATGCGCAACCAGCAGGAACAAAAGCTGTTCCCGCTCGTTCAGGTCGGTAACCGGACTGTCGTCCGTATTATCCAGGTATAACGTGGTCGCTTTACCAAACATGGCGGCTGCGGAAACCTGACCAACAGCGGAAAACTCCGGGTAAAGGGCCGAAAATGCCTGCCAGTCAAACGTTACCGTACCCATACCGTTTTACTCCTGAGGTTTGTCCATCACTTCATCATCGCGGTTAATGCCCGGAGCCGGATTTTTCTGCGGCAGCGGTTCAAGGCCGGATTTCACGGTTTTCTGCTCCGTAGCCTGCGCGGCAGCGCTGTTCGCCTTGTCCTGCGCAAAAATAACGCCGTTTTTCACATAAGGTTGCTGGCAGTGCTCCGCCAGCCAGGCTTCCCAGAACGCCTTTTCAACCTGCGTCAGGCCATAGCCCCCAACGATTTTAACGGCGTTATTCCGCCAGCCTGCTACCTGTACCTGTTTCGGTCCCACTTCCAGCATCAGACCGTTCGGCAATTTGCAGCCCACTGTTACCATTTCAGCCATGACTCACACCCCCAGCATTTGTGCATACGCCAGCGGCTGGCGAATAATCGCCCCCCAGGTACCGGCAGATTTTTTTTGTTTCCAGGCAGATGATTCAGTCACTACCGCATGGGCGCGCATTTTTTCAGTGAAAGAGCAATAGCCTGTATCCTGTTCCCCCAGACGCTCCGCGATAAGCTGTACCAGCTCGCCAGCGTCAGAGGTGTATTCCACCGCCGTTTCAATGGTCATCGCCGGGAAGTTTTTCGCCAGCAGATCGGACACGTTAACCTTGTACTGGTTAGTCTTGGTGAGGTTCACCTCCGCCAGCGGCGACATGCACAGCTTCATTTTGTCGGTACGCTCAATATGGCCGTTAGTCTGTTTCACCAGTTGTTTAAAGAGCTTCACGACATCGTCATACACGCCCTGTCCGTCCTTGTCGTCCCACTTGAGCTTACCGTCCACGGTATCCGGGGTTATCGGTGCGGATAACGACGGGTCATTCAGCAAACCGTAGTTCGCCAGTCCGGCAATACCATAGAAGTAGGACTTATTCTGGAACTTATTCAGCGTCAGTGCCGATGCCACGTTCAGCTCTGCCGCCCAGCCAATACGGGCTGCGCCGTACATATCCAGCTCTCGCTCGCCCCAGCGGGTAAACGTCTGGAAGTGATAGCTCTGGCGCGGTACCCAGTTGACGTTAGACGTCACAATACCGTTGTTGCTGTAATCCCCGTAGGAACTCACCTCCCCGGCAGATTCTGCAATCGGGAACTGTGCCGACAGTGTCGTCCAGTCACCTTTTTTGGTTTCGCCCAGAATCTGAGAGGCTTTCATCGGCGTCACCAGCACGCGGATCAGTTCTGGCTCAACGTAATTGGTGAAATATGCAGGGATACCACTGTTAGCCGCGGTAACCAGCGCAGGCTGCGCGTCCATCGCCAGTCCGTAATCGGCGGCGTATTCCGGGGGCAAATAAGCCTGCGCACCGGGAAGGATAATCCCGTAGTCGCGGCTTACCGTCGCATAATGCTGTTTAAATTTATTCATCATTTGCTCCAGGTGCTGATCTTAATAACTTCTTTCGCCGCCGCAGCGCTGGCAACGGAAAACCCGGTTTCGACAAAACCCGCCATCGTGGCGCCTGCCGCCCCTGTGGCTATCTCCCCGGTGGTCAGGGAGGCAAAAACTTTCTGCCCGACCGTCGCAGCGGTGGTGGTCAGCGCCCAGAAGTCCCCCGATACCATCAGGGTACATTCACGTCCCGGGTAAATAGTGTTCGAGTCGCCAGCCAGCCATTCCACAACAGAAGCCTGCCCGTCGCGCGGAACAAAACCCGCCGGCGCACCGGTTCCCTCATTGGCGGCAACGCCTTTGGTTACCCAGGCAAACCGGGCAATAACCAGTCCGTCAGGGCCGGTAATCAGCGCGCCTTCTCCCGCCACATACGAGGCGTGAGGGTTATCACTGGCAAATGCCCCCGGAATCCCCGGTGCCGGGTACTGGTTCATGTGTGTCTGAAAAGTATTCATATCAGTAACCTCGTTTCAGTTTTGCACCGGGGAAATCTGCCGCAAACGTCGATGCGCTGGCCTGGTCCATCGCAACACGCGGACCTTTAGCCGTCTGTTTCTGCTCAACGGCAAACTTCACCATGCTGCGGTACGCGCTGGGGTGAATGCCCTGGATATCGATCCCCGTCTGTTCCAGCGCGGTACGGTAAACCTCTTCGGCGCAGTCCATCGCCACCACATCGCCAATCAGCGGCCGCACCTCGGTTTCAGCCACACGAACGGCGCGAAAATTTTCAGCAGCCCGTTTCGTTGCCTGGTCAGTTGCCAGCCTGATTGCCGCATCCATTGCGGGTTTATCGACTTTCACATCGTCGGGTTTCACATCAGCCTCTTTTATTTCGGGGTCTTCGTCAGTTGCCGGAGCCAGTGCGGATTTAATTTTTTCCAGCACATCATCAGGAACTTTGCCGGACAGCAACGCCAGTACACTTTCCATCGGGCTGTCGGTATCAAATGCCTTCGGCTCGTCAGTTAACCCGGTATCATCGTCCCCGGCCAGCTCCGGCACGGCTTCTGCTGATTCCATCAGTTGCGCCAGCTCCGCCGGTTCAATATCCATATCCTGTGCCAGCCGTTCGCTGTAGGCAGTTTTTACCGCGCTGGCGATAGCTGCCGGGCGCTTATGCTGCGCCATCAGGCGTAACAAATCCTTAGGAGCCGCATCCTGTGCCAGACGCGGCGCAAGATAGGTTCCCAGCGCGGTAAGCACCGCCACTTCTTTTTTACTCAGTTTCATGCGTTTTAGCTCCTGAGGGAGAGAGTCCATAACAAGACAGTCCGGCCCCGCCCGGCCATCGCCGACCAGCGCCACATGATTTCCCACGATATTCCGCATAACGCCGTCATACGGTTCACCGTCGGGGGTGGTTCCCGGCGTCATATCTGCCACATAGGCATATGACGATGAGATTTCCCGTTGTTCATCCGTTTCTATCCCCGCGATGGCGGAGTTGTCCCAGATGGACATGCCGTTAACCAGATAGGTACCGTCAAACTCGCTGTTGGCATGAGTCGTCCCCACCCGGTACTCGCGCGCGGGCGCGCCCGGATAATCGGGTTTGTGTCGGCACAGGACGGGAATATTGTTGAAGGTTGAAACTGCCTTGCGCAGTTCATCGGGGTGACGGTAAAGCTGATAAAGTTTTTGAGGGTCGAGTCCCAGCGCTTCCGCCCCCGGTATTTCATGCCCGAAATAACCGCAGACGTTCGCCTTGCTGAGATTACTGCGCTCAATCTGGAGGCGACCTACTTTATCGAACTGCCTTACCGATGCCCGGTCAAACGCCAGCATTTCGGTAATAATCATCTTTTCTCCAGTCCGGGAATAACGGCCTCCCAGCCGCACTTGCAGTTGATTTCTTCGCCCGGCAGTACCCACTTACCATCCAGAAACATCCCCTTTCGCAGATCAAACCGTTTACCGTTCGCCTTCACATGCGACGGGCGCCATGTTTTACCCGCGCGGGAATGCCGCCAGATACCTTCAGTGATGCCCACCGAGCGTTGTCTGGCCGACTGCATTACCGAGGTCGCTTTATTGTTCTGGTCGCGGGCAATCAGCGCCGCGCGCCGTCGTGTGATGCCGTAGCGTTTTTCCAGTTCATCGGTCAGAGTTTTCAGGTCACGCCCCCGGCCAACAGACTGCATGACCAGTGTTTCCACCTGGGTGAGATGTTGCTGCGGGATGGAGCGAATGAGGTTCACATTCTCCGTGATGCTGGCCTGAAGTGCGGTGTTCATCTCCGCTGTCATACGGAAAGGAACCGTAAACCCGGCATCACGGAGCGCAGTGGACAGTGACGCATCGCTGTTTTTCAGAACATCACCGGCAAACCGCCTCGCCAGCCGCAGGGCCATTTCGTCAAACTTTTTCTGCCAGCGCCTGGCAAGTTGTTGCATGGCTCCACGCATCAGGTTAACGGGGGACGCATCCTGCGCGAGGTCTGTTTTACGGTACTCAGCCCGCAGCCAGTAAAGCACGCTGTTGTGCATCTCACTGACGGCATTATCCAGTTGTCTGCGGTACCAGGCCTCAATCCCCGCGTTGGGTGAAATCCGTCTCAGGGTCTGCGTTCGGGTCTTGCGGCGGATTTTCTTCGGTGTCGTCAATTTCGATTTCTCCGCTCAGGTCAATACCGCTGTACGGGCTGTCCGGTGCAGTAGCCAGCCGTTCGCGTACCTCGTTATTGGTCACCGCTCCGGCGCTCTCGTAAATCTGATCTGTTTCCGCTTCAGTTTTACGGATATTTGCCAGTTGCTCGCGCGTCAGTTCATGCAGGGGTTCAAATTCAAAAGTGATATCAGGATCGATATCGCCGAACTCAGACAACTGAATAATATCCAGTACCTTTTTCAGCGGTTTCTTCAGAAGGCGAGTGGCAAGTGCAGCGATGGTGTCGTAAAACACACGGATTTCACCCTCACTCGACGCGTTCAGTCCCGTAGGACTCAGCCCGGCGAACTTTACTGATGGTATGGCACTGACAAAGAACATGTGTTCCTGTGCCTGCGCCTGAAGGGTGTCGAGGCCGCTCAGAGGGGTGTTGAACTGGAAAAACTCTTCTTTCTGCTTGTCCAGCATCAACAACCCGCGGTTATCACGGGTACGGTTAAACAGCTCCGCGCGTTTTGCGTAATTCGAGTCCCTTTTCCCCGTTAACGCCTGGCTCATGTCCGTCATGATCCCGCTCAGCGAAAACGAATGCAGCATATCGCCCACGCTGTCGCGTGTACGCAGCCAGTTGTTGACGTAAGGTTCGGCAATCTGAACCAGTGACAGGCCGCCAAAGTTATAGGCCGGCTTCAGCATGTCCGGAACCGGGCGAGAAATCAGATCAATCATGCGGCTGGCGTGAACCGTTTTTCCCATTACGTACCATTCGGACGGACGGTAAAAATCATCACTCAGCGGATTATCCGAGTTATACATACCCGGATACGTCCAGACGGGTTCAATAACACGAAGCCCCAGCAGGGAACCTTTCGGGATTTTTTTGTCGGAAATAAACAGCCTGGACTCCAGCTCCGCCGGGTCAGTCCAGGCCGACATACCCGATGGCGAACGCACATCGATATAAATTTGCCCTCGCCCGAAAAAGCCGTCATGCTCCACCGCCAGCCTGAAGGCATCCCGTACGTTATAGCGCTCCAGTGCATCAGTAAGCTGCGCTATGCGCGGCGCGCGGCTGTCGTCCCCTACCCCGACCGCCTTAACCTTTATCCATTTGCGGGTCATCTCCTCGGCAATCACACTGACCATGCGCCGGTACTCTGGTAACTGCGCCTGAAGTGCCAGATACGGATAGCCCGGAAATCCTCCGTACACAAAATCAGGATACTGGCTGTTCAGTGTATCGTAGGGAGTCGAGTCCATTGCCAGTACAGCATTGCGTATGTCTTCTGGAATGACTCCCGGCGGTGGCTCATAGCGAACAAATTCACGCTGCGGTTTTTGTCCGGCCTCAGCAACCACCTCATCGCTGATCGTCATCGGATGTGGTTCAGGCGGACTTTCTGGCGGTGTCACCGTTTTTTTACGTTTAAAAAGCCACATCAAATCCACTCCATAAAATCATCAGAAATTACGATAGGCATTACCGTCGGGGCAAAGGACATAATGAAGGCATCAGCTACGTTCGGCGATGGAACATCACGTTTCGCCAGTTCCTTTTTGGTTTCCACCATTACACGACCGTTACGGTCAAAATCGCGGTGTGGCGTGGTGAGTTCCAGCTTGAGCTTTTCCAACAGAGGGCATGAGGAATCAATACTGATTAACTCATCGACGCTGAATGTCTCTCCCACCTCTCCATTTTTCACCGCGTTCACGGCGTTAAATGTATTACGGAAACGGTCAGCCACCAGCCACCAGGCCTGTGCCTTCAGGTTTGCAAAAAAGTCTTTATTTGGGATACCGTTATATTCATTATCCGGCTCATGCACACCAGCTCCGGCATTAAAACGTTGATAGGTGATTTGCGATGCCACAGGATTAGCACGCCTGCGATCTTCATTAATTTCAGAGAACTTGGCACCCGCTGTGGCCCCGACACCAATAGAGTCATAAACAATATCGGCCCCCCGTTCTAAAGCAGCCATGTATGTACGCAGACAACTTTTCAGCAACTCGTCTTCTTTCGCCTTCCACTCGTCGGCCCAGTACACCACAGAACCATGTCGATAGACGTTGGCACACTTATCCGCACCACTGTCGGCGACATCGAAACCGATGCGCTTACGTCCTTCAGGCTCAAAGCCCAGAACCTTATGCGCGTCAACAGCCGCTTCAATCCACGAAAGCTTAATAATTGCCGCATCATCATCAGACTCTGGTACGCCCTCATAAACATGCACAAACCCTTCCGGGTCACGATGCCTGGCTGCATCGATAACCTTCAGCATGGTGTCTGAAAGGAATGGATTCTCGTCGTAGTTGATTTTGCGAATCAGCGTATCTTCTGGCGGATCGACCACAAAGTTACGCCACACGAAATTGGTGACCAGTCCAGGGTTAAAAATAAACCAACACTCTGAACCCTCTTTACGGATTGTCGGCTCCAGTATTTTCCATTGATATTCCGTCAGTGCATGGGCTTCTTCCAGCCACAACACATCGATCCCCTCCAGTGACTTAATTTCTTCGATGTTGCGCCATAACCCATAAAAAACAAATTCCGAGCCGGTAACCCGGTTAATGATTTTGTTGTTCAGAATGCGGAAACGATGCCGCAGGCCAAACCGGTCTATCTGAATTTTGAGAAGCGTGTAAACCGATTCTTCAATTTTGTTCTGGATCTGGCGAGCGCAGCAAAAACGCAGGCTGTATTTATTTGCCAGGAATATTGCAAATCCGGCTGCATCCCATGATTTTGACGATGACCGCCCGCCATAGAGCACCTTATTTCGCGCCTGCGTGGTCCAGAAGTTTCTCAGGGCCGGATTAAGCGTCGGTCTGGATATCGGCGTAGAAGTCATTCAGGTCACGTTCTCCGTTACCATCATCGATACCAGCATCACGTCGCAGCCTGTCAGCCTGGAGAGATACCTTATCAGTAGCCGCCAAACGATAATCAGTGTCGGCGTGTATTTTGCTAACGGTCGCCAGCGTTCCAACGATGGATTCAATGCGCACGGTGTTACGCATCATCGCCTTTTCGGCAGCGCTGATGTTATCCATCAGAATTTTGCGCTGCTGCTCTTCCTCCGCATCCTCCAGCAGGGTGAGCCAGCGACCAATGTTCTCGGCGGCCATCAGGTTATTCGCCCGCAACCGGAAGAGCTCATCTTCAAGCGTCAGCGCTCTGGCATCCTCAACGACTTCATCTTTCAGGAGAAGGCGCCGGGCGTAACCGCCATGTTTCAGTGCATACTGATTACCGGGCTGAAAAGGGGGATGATTAGTGACAACCTTTTTGCGTACCGTTTCGGGTTTCGTATCTGCGGAAGGTTTGGTTTCTGGCTGTGAATGCTTTTGCACTGCGCCGGAGCTGGCAGGCTTCCTTGTGGTACGCACCGTGTTTTTTTGCGTACCATTTTTGCGTACCTGCGTACCATTTTTGCGTACCCACTCCAGCTTCTTAGCTTTCTTCCTTATCGCCCCTTCTGTTACACCATACAGAGTACCGATTTCACGAAGGCTCATAATTCCGGCCCGGTATGCCGTCTCGATGGCCTCCCAGTCCGGTTTTGCCATGATTATGTTCCCTGTGATTAACCATTATCGCAGCCCCTCACTGAAGGGCTGCTGTAATGCCTGATCTCACCTACTGCATAACCGTATTATCAGCATCACTACCGAGAATATCGGTCAATGCGGTATCGACAGCGGCGTCAATCTGCTGATCCAGAGTGGATTTAATCTGCGTTTTAACTGCGATGGTAACGGCGTCTGATTTGAGGGCGTTTTTCACCATGTCGTCGGTGACGATATCTTTCATATCCGGCATTTCTCTTTGCTCCGTATGGACGAGGCTTTTCAGCCATTGAGTTATTTTCATGAGGTGTACCAGTTTTTAGCGTCTGGTTACGTTTTTGAGGTGTACGAAAACTGGCTTATATCAGTACGATAAAAACGCGATGTGGTAGTACGCAGACCCAGAGACATTGTCATGTTTATGCATTTCTGAAACTCCCCCGCAGGTAAGCTCCTTTTCCCTCCTGCGGGGATTTTTTTATCTGCACTGCGTGCGAACGTACTCCTGCAAATACTTCAGTTTTTCCTGGTCGCTGATGATCCCGGCGCGGATATCGAGAACGTTTTGTCCAGCACCTGGAGAGAGTTCGACGGTGGCAGCATTGCCCACGCGGCGGGTACTGGCGGTTTTGGTTGTGGTTGTGATTGTGGTTGTGGTTGGCACTGTACAGCGTCCTTCGACTCGCACCCGGCTACCAGCAGCAAGGCGGCGCTGCAAATCAGTATTCCTGTTTTGTGCATCAGCTAGTTCCTTTGTGTATTTTGCATCGAGGGCGGCAACGTCACGCTGGCGCTTCGTCATGTCGGTAATTGTCTCGTTCGCCAGCTTCAGGTTGTGAGTAGCAGTATCACGCTGGTACTTGTAAGTGATAGCGTTATTGCGGTAGTGATTTGCCAGCCGACCGGCAACAATTAGCGAGACGAGCAACAGGCCAACAAACATCGTTTTCCAGTTGAACATCATGACAGGAACAGAGCACGCTCCGCCTCACGCCGACGGGTAAGCCCGTTCAGTACTTTGCCACCAGCCTTATTCCAGCGCAGGAACTCATCAGCGGCGCCGGCGTAATCACCAGCGTTTAGCTTCCGCAGCAGAGTTGATGAGGATAATGTCCGGGCGCCGAGGTTATACGCGAACGACACCAGCGCATCAAACTGGCCTTGCGTCAACTTGACCTTAACCAGTTTGGACACATCATTTTCATAACCGACTAAACCAGTTTTAAGCAAGCGCTCGGCAGTAGCCTCGTCAATCATCATTCCGGGCTTAACTGGCTTACCGTCAACAGAGTGGGTCCAGCCATAACCAATCGTCCAGGGATCTCCCCCCGTTCCCGGGTCCGGATAAGCTGTCAGGCTACAACCTTCAAACTCTTTGATTTGGGTAATGCCTTTTTCACTGATTCTCATCATTAACCCCTGCACGTTTTTTGAGTGCGCTAATTGCGATTTCGCGCAGCTTGTCCACACCGACAAAGCCAATAATTCCGCCAACGAAAGGCGAAATGGAAACCGGCAGGCCTACCACATCAAGCGCACTGGTGACACATAAGGAAAGAGCGCCACACAGGACGCCCTCAAGCCATTTATTTTTACGGGTGGCGCCGTCGTATATCAGTCGGCCGTAGGCAATGAGTCCGGCCATTAACGCCCCAAGTATCTGGGGCCACGCATTTTTGAGTCCGGTCAAAACCGCAGCCCAGAATTCAGGAGTCTTGTCATTCATTTTCATAAGCCTCACCTCCGATGATTTCGGATGGTAACTAGAGTGAGTGAAATGGTTGGGTTGCAGGGTTTAATATCTTGTAAAACAGGATTGCCTGTGGTTGCAGAATCTGAAAGTAAAATCACGCAGAGTACAATTTTAATGGAGGTGAGGCACAAATACTGCAAATTTAGCTTTTAGCTTAATTGATTGCGTGCTGAGTGAATTCTGTTTGACAAAAACATGCTATTTATAGAATGTTAATTCCATGTAATAAAAAGGATGTGTAACTCATCATGCCAACGGGAATTAAACCAATATTTATCAATAATATGATGTCAACATATGGATTATCCCATCCTCATGACAGCAAGGTATTTCCAGACCTTCCTGAACACCAAGATAATCCTTCGCAATTACGCCTCCAACATGATGGTCTTGCTACCGATGATAAAGCCAGGCTGGAACCAATGTGTCTTGCTGAATACCTTATCTCTGGACCAGGAGGAATGGATCCTGATATCGAAATTGATGATGATACCTATGATGAATGCCGTGAGGTGCTATCACGCATACTTGAAGATGCATACACTCAAAGCGGGACATTCCGCAGACTGATGAATTATGCCTACGATCAGGAATTGCGTGATGTAGAACAACGCTGGTTGCTGGGAGCCGGAGAAAACTTTGGTACTACCGTAACTGATGAGGACCTGGAGAGTTCAGAAGGCAGAAAAGTGATTGCCCTCAACCTGGATGATACAGACGATGATTCAATACCAGAGTACTATGAAAGTAATGATGGCCCACAACAATTTGATACAACACGCTCATTTATTCATGAAGTTGTACACGCGTTGACTCACCTTCAGGACAAAGAAGACAGTAATCCAAGAGGCCCGGTAGTCGAGTATACCAATATCATTTTAAAAGAGATGGGTCACACATCACCACCAAGAATCGCCTACGAATTTAGTAATTGACACTCATCAAAAAATGCAAAATCCCACGATGCTACAACACAGTAACCAGTTCAGGTCTGAGCTAATACAGGTCAGCAGTCCATAGACACTGGCTCCTGTCAGGATGCCACCTGCTAACCCAGTACCAGAAATCGATTCGGACATTCATCCCCCTCTGGTTGTGTGGGGCCTCTCAGTTATGAGGGGAAATAATAAATATCCTCCGGCATAGCCGGAGGATATTTATTCATAAAGAACACAATTAAGAATAATACCGATTTAATTAAAATAACTTGATCTCACAGTTGAAGAATGAATAATAGCGAGCCCTGCCAAGGCAGGGCATAGAAATAACCAACGAGAAGAAATAGGTAGGAACTAATGAAAAACACCGCTCTGGGTAAGTTCATTTTTATCGTCGGCACCGCGTTACTGCTCGGTGGCTGTAGTGGCATGGTCATGCCTCCCTATGCCACCCACGGTACATCGGTCGGAATCATTGCGCCGGCGGGAGGCTATAGCGAGTGGCACACAGATAGCCGCAACCACACCACAGGAGACAGTCACAGCCAGTCACAGGGAAACTGCACCCAAAGTGAAGATAGCCAGCTCAGCGAAAATGGTCTCACACGGACACACCAAAGCAACTGTAACACCCGTAGTCAAACCCACAGCAGTAGCACCAGCAAAACCCGCTCCAGCAGCGTCGGTTTCAGCGTCGGGGGGCCTGTTGGTGCTAGCATAGGGTTGATCAAGCAGATGGAGTCGATGAACCGTGCGCCAGCCAACGATATGAGTAGTAATGAGATGTTCAAGAATTTCGGTTTCTAGCACATAACGCCACCTGGTACCGTTGTGGTGTCTGGCCCGGCGGCTATCTGTAACGACTCACAATCGAAAAAAGTCAGACTCGCAATCAGCGCAAAAATAGATTGTGAGTCCATTGAATGGGGATCGTTGTGCATTTTCATAAGCCTCGCCCCCGATAGCTTGGATGGCGCTGTATTTGTAAGGGTGAGAGGCCCTCGGGCGGGGTTTTAACAACGAAGCGTGTAGATGATGATTTCCGAGGGCTGAATAAAAAAACCGGCGAAAAGCCAGGAAGATGTAAATAAGGCCATTTCGACTCTGTGGACGAAGATACCCTAACATTAGTTTGATGTGTGGCAATTCTTACCGAGGGTGTTGAGCAATCCTCTCTAAACTATTTCTGCGAGGCTATATAAAGTTCATGAGTATCAGCTAACTGCACAAATTTGTACTTAATAGCCCCCAATAAAGTACCTAATCTTGTATGACCCTCCATAAGGTGTAAGCCGCTCTCTCCGGGAATAATAAGCGAACGCTCAATAAACATCGGTGGTTCAGCCCATGTACCGAATTTAAGCCAATGGTTTGCAACCTCTTCACGGGCATCAATGCAAAACTTGCTGCCGCAGGCATTAAAGTCTTCTGAAATCTCGAGCATGTAATCAGGATATGTGGCATTTCTGCCAAACTTTGTAAACTCTGCTGTTTTCAATCTGACCAAATCCCACTTCAGTGATTTAAGATTTAGATGCCCATACAAGGTTTGAAATTCAGAATTATTAGATAACCCACAATAAATTTGCTTAAAAATTTGTTCTGGAGCTTCGATCCCATATTGCTCACGAAGGATGACAATTCCTTCTTCTTCCTTATACAACGGGTCGGGACCAAAAACTTGAAATAAATCACGATAAAACATCATCAATTCCTATTGCTGATTAATACAAAAATCCCGTTCCTCAGCAGGCTTGCATATTTTAGGCATGATATCAAATTTACATGAAATATATGTATTTCAGTTCGGTTTTGCAAGACTTATATCCAAATTTGTCGCCTTTTGTTGTGAACGCGATCGTGTTACGGAGATAAGCGCATCACTATCAAGCCGTTTAAAGCTGTTACGCATTACTAACCAATGAGACATGTACGTCTCTGTCCAGGTAGATTTTGCCACGCCCATCAGTTCCGCCAACGTTTGGTACTCATACGTCTCACGTCTGGCCAGTTCCGCCTTCACATCCTGCGCAGCAAGCCAGATGAGCTGGCGCAACCGTGCTAAAGTCTTCTTCGCAACTCGCTTCCCTTCCAACTGCTGGCTGAATTTTTCCCAAGCCCATCGAGTTACAGTGACCTGATATTCCCAGCAGGTGTTTTCACTGTAATTCCACAATAGCCAGGCCTTATTATGTTCTTCGAGTGACAAAAGCGCACGGCGCCATGAGGAAGTGGAGTATTCTACGGGCTGCACAAGCGGAATTGCGCTTCCTTTCGCCAGTGATTGCTTACCAGCAATCGGTGGATTATTCAGCGTTATCATTTTTCCGGTCACTTCATCCCTGATACGCTGTTTTTTTCGGGGATAGTTTTTCGTATAGAGCTGGGCGTTCTCCAGCCATGCCTGCAACTGACCTTTCGTGGCGCCACTCAGATCTGCAGTCGCCACGATGAGCTGCTGTCGCACATATTCCAGATATTGTGTATTCATACGGTACCGCCCGTTATCTTCACGTAGTTTTTCAAAATCCGGTAATCGATCAGGATGGAACCCGGAAATGGTATAAGTACAACTGCTACCAGCGAGCACGGAGATGATCGGCAAAGTAGGATTCGATGTCATGCTGCCTCCAGCTTTTTTAGCGCACGCAGATCCGCCAGTGCAGCGATCCTGATTTCTTTCAGCTCCTCAACCGTCCAACGTTGCGGAGTATTATTGCTCTCAAGTTCCAGCACCTCCGCCTCACCGTAACGCTCAACCTTCACGCCACGGCGCCGGTATCCCGCCACCAGCTCATCCGCCTCTTCGGTGGTACACACCGGATGCTGAAACCATGTCATTTTCATGCGAACTCCAGCAGATGCGCGGCCACATTTTCAACTTCTTCCAGAGAGGAAAATTTACGAAACAGAATCCAGTTCCACAGGACGTTCAGCACAGCTTTATAGACCTGTTGAAACTCGGTTTCGTCCATACTGGCGAATGCTATGGATTTCGCCCGGCGCCCGCGGCTGCCATCCGGATAAAAATGCTCGGTATAAAACCCGGCCTGAACGGTTACCCATTCCCGGAAGGCATCAAAAGATTTAAGAAGGGCGACGTCCCCGGTTCGCAGGGTAGCTACGTTATGGAGGTACTGTTCCGCCGCCTCGTTAAGGGCCGGGATATATTCCTGGCCTGCGGAGTCGCAAAGAAAATTAACGAACCCGGAGATAAGTTTCTGTTCCCGCGATGTGACCGTGCCGCCCGTTGGCGTCCAGTAGTCGAAACCAAGCTGAAGGAGTTTAAAAAATCGTTTATGAAAGGCGTAGTTGCGGACACGCTTAAAATCGGCGTGTATCCACTCACCGATTTTTACTGAGCGCAGGAAATCCCCACTCTCCGGCGTCGCCGGGAGCAGAAGCCCTGATGAGGTTTGCTTGACCAGTTGTAAATGCGCCATCGTTCTCTCCGTTGGCGCAGTAGATTGGGAGTTCAGCCCGCTGACGAGTATAACAAAGGATGATTATTCATGATAACCTGCCCTGATAGTTAGCTCATTAATCAGGGTATCGCTCCCCATGATGTCATTTTGCAACAACGGCAGAAACCGGACATAGCGGCCATCCCGATACATCAACGACCTGTTGCAGTCAGGAAAAAAATCCATTTCAGCAATTACTGTCATGTCATCACGGCGAATAACAGCATATTTACAAGTGAATGTTTTATTTAATTTTTTCACGGTGTCTCCATAGATAACGAACTTGAGCATTTTTAAATGCACCTTCATTCTCATCATGAATATATAGGAGACTACTAATTATCATTATTAATAAATATGGCTATTTTTTTGACCACGTGCGATGACATTTTCTCTGTGTTCTATTTATAATCTTATAACTGGTTATTTTTTGACATGCTCATTTCCCGGACATTAAAAACCCGCCGGAGCGGGTTGAATGTGGGTGCATTGAGGATACTTGACACATCAGAGGTGGCGGGGATTTCTCCCCGCCGGGTCTCTTACTCCTCAGATTCGTAAGCCGTGAAGACAGCGACCTCCGTCTGGCCGGTTCGGATGCGTACCTCGCAGAGGTCTTTCCTCGTTACCAGCACCGCCATTACAACGGTGATACAGATGACGATCAGGGCGATTAACATCGCCTTTTGCTGCTTCATAGCCTGCTTCTCCTTGACCTTTCGGTCCGTAAGAGGCTAATCTACGTGTGTAGAGCATAGATGTGGCCTCAGTTTAATGTTAAGCGTCCTGCAAGACGCCGAATGTTAACTGGGGCTTTTCTCTGTCTGCCTTTCACGAATGCTCCAGGCAAACAGCCTCAAGCACCCGCAGCAATTGTACTCAACGCTCTGTGTTACGCCAGCTATTTGTCTGCCTCCATGCAACTGTTATGTATCATTTCGACGTTCATCACCTTGTACCCCATACCTTCAACAATCATTTCCGCCCGTAGCACATCCGCTGTAAATCCACTGACGGTCGTCGTCACGATAAAAAATCCCTCACTCACCGCCCGCAGTTGCGGCGCACGCAACAAAATTTCATCAACCAGATGGATATGTTTTCTCCACCAAAGGAAACCGCTGGTGATAACCAGACGGGACTCAGCTCCTCCTTCCTGGTATTCGATTTTCATGCAGATTTCGCCTCCCGGTAATGTCCCCGATAAAATGCCAGTACCCTTTGCATCGTCACGCTGTTCCGGCACTCCGTACAGATAACGTTTCTGGTCCGGTCGTAGGAACTCACTACACCTTCCGGAGTTTTCAGAAAGCGGGTAATCCTAGCATCTTCACGTTTCTGCTTCCAAAGCCGGAAAGCCCGTTCCGAAGGGAAAATACCGCTTCTCCCGGCCTGATACAGATCCCCACAACTTTCCGCCTTTTCCAGGTAGTGGCGGGCTGTAAAAATGGTTAACCCCGTTATCTTCCGCAGTTCTCCAAACGTCATCCGACCGTGGGTTCGTACCAGTTCCGTCAGGCGCTTCTGTATTTCAGCTTTCTGCGCCGGTGTGTAATTTCTGCTCATAAGTCCCCCCCCTGTTAAAGCCTTCCCGCCGCCTTACGCCGTCTGAATTCTTCCATCATCAGTTGTGCCGGGGTTGGCCCTGCCGGATGACGCGGCGCTGCCAGTTGACGGCGTACCGGCGGTATGCTGAAACCATTACCGACGTGTTTTGTCCACTTCGCCAGTAACCGTTCTGCAAGTCGTTTCAGTTCGCCTTCCGTCATCTGGTGCTCAACGCCCGTTCTGCGCATCTCGGTGCAGATGTGATACAGAACCGGCTGAGGCCACGGATATTTATCACTGCCGGAGTAGCGCCAAGACTCGTTACGCCAGTGACGATATTCCGCCAGCACCGCATCGGCTGTGAGACCAAACGCATTAGCTCCGCTTTCAGAAACCAGCGAAATAAACTCAGCCAGGTCCGGCGGCCATGTCTCAGCCGCCCAGCATCGCTCCATACACTGCTGACAAATCAGCCGGATTTGGCGCTCAGTCATCGCCCCAATCTGGGCCACCCACAGCTTCGAAGGTGCCGCGCCGTTCTTCTGCGTCCATCGGTTCGAATAAATTTCCCCCATGACTTCCCAGAGTCGCCAGGCCGTCTCCGTCGCTGGCGATCCCGTTTTCGCGTTCCCACTGCACGCGGGCTGCCCTGATTTGCTGTACTGCCCGCGATGCGGTGCTGTCTGGCTGGATTTCTGCATGGCTTTCTCCCCTGCTGGCTGGTTTCGCCTTTGCCCTGACGTGGTTTACGTGACGGGCGAATTTTTGTTCCCACTGGATTTGTGTGAACACCTTTCCCTCCGACGTCCAGTAATCCCTGAACGCGACAAGCTCCGTAGGTAAATACTCCGGCTCTGGTAACGCAACGCCCCACTGGGCGGCCCGTTGTCGAAAATCCAGCGAGGGATGCCAGTCATCCATCATTGAGAATTTCCCGATCGGCTCGTTCAGGCCTTCCCGGTATTCCGGTTCAGTCACGACAGGCTGTTCCATAATTCCAGGCTGACTAACCGGAGCACTCGCGCGCGCGTTATGTGTGGGGTTTAATTCTTTTAGATCTATATCTTTATTAGTTCCCTTTTTGTTGGCTTCCTGTTTAAACACCGAACCAACACCTGTTGAACATGTGTTACTTCCACTGGCAGCCTGCGTTTTCTTCCTGTTCCTTCTGGACTGAACAGATGCTTTTCCTGCTGCCGACTTTTTCGCCAGAACATCCCTGACCGCAGCGAGATCATTTTCGATACGCTCATGAACCCATTCAGTACCGTTATCAATGAAAAACTCTCTCAGGGACTCTTCCACAGCCCCCCAGCGTTCATTGCTAATCCGAGCAATTTTTGCCAGCCTGCTTTTCGGGATAGCTCTTCCGGTCTGCCAGTAATTGAACATCAACAGCAAATAGGCTCCATGTTCCTCGGCAGAAAGGTGCATGGTGTCCGCCAGATAATCAGCGATGTAAAGCTGCATGTATGGAAGTGCGGCCATAAAGCCTCTCTACGCTCTTTTCCGGGCGATAAAACATAAAAAATTACTCACTGGTCATGTCTCTGGTACTGCTGGCGATAACCGCTACGTAACGCCTGTAACGCATATATGGCCTCGTCACACTCCCGCTCAAAATCCGCCAGCGGCGCGCCAAGAAGTACCGCGCTTGCCACTGCGGTTTTTTTAAAAGCTGTGAAAGCAGGTATTCAATGCTCTGCCCTGCCGTTATTCGTTTATGCAGTTCCGGCGCACTTTTGCGGATCGCCTCCAGAATAGCGGGGGTCAGTGCAGAGAATTTCTCGCAGTGCTCCGCCGTTTCCCGTTTCCGCCAGCGCTGAAAAATGTTTATCCGGTTACGGCGCCATGCGTCGTAATCCACCGTTCCGTCGTCACGCTCGATACGGTGAACCGCTATTTCCGGTCGCGCCGGCTGCTCCAGGAATGCGCGGGTGATCAGCTGCGTGGCGGTTTCCTGGGTTATCTGTAGATATGCCAGCCATGACGATAACGCCTGACTGGCTGTTTCAGGGGTGATCATGGTTGTTCACCTTCGCTAATATGGTTCTGCTATCGTTCACATGAGGCGGGAAAACATCATCAAGAACACAGCGAGATCCCAGATGGTTAAGTGTGGCAACAATTTTTCGGCACTCCTCCAGTCCGGGTGTGCGAAAATTTGCTTCGTAGTTCGCCAGACGGCTCTGTATCCATCCCAGGTGAGTCGCAAACTGCCGTTGAGATAGCCCCAGTTGCTTTCTGTATGTTGAAATTTTGTTCATTTAAAACCTCCGCCAACAATTCTAAACACAATCTGTGTTGCATGGTCAAGTTGTTTTGTGTTTTGCGTAAATCACGCATCGTGATAAAAGGGAGCCATGAGAAAAGAAAATGAAAAAATTGCCGCCAGCCGGCTTAATGATGAGATCGCAATGCGCCTCAAGGGGCGCAGACAAAAGCTCGGCCTGTCTCAAGGTAAACTGGCTGAGATTTGTGGATGGACTCAGTCACGCATAGGAAACTATGAAGCAGGAAGTAGAAATGTTGGGGTGTATGATGCAGTTGTACTTGGTGAAGCACTAGGTATTTCCCCACCCGAACTTCTGTTTGGTGAAAAGGACTCCTCGCAGGCATGGCTAAGTGATCAACATAAAAAATTACTTGAGTTATTCAATCAGTTACCAAGCTCAGAGCAACAACGAATGATTGATCTCTTTGAGGTTCGTTTAAAAGAGATTGATGACTATGTTGAAACGTATCTAAGAAATCGCCTTAAAAACTCAACTCAACCACCAGAAAACTAACTTAAGACTTGACCTGAATAGTTTAAAACCTGCCACTGGCGGGTTTTTTATTGCCTCAAGCCCAGCAGAACGCCCTCCCTCAATCAAAAACACATTATGTGTTGACAATTACACATCATTACGTGTTTAATGAATTCATCAAGACAACGCCAGACCAGATAACAGCCGGACAATACCAAGAGTTATCCCGCTGCTGAGTCGGGCTAAGTAGCCAGCCTGAGGCATACGAACATGACGGCAGTTGTTGTTAAGTAACAAGCGCAGTAGATAAAACGTTCCGCCGCCGGGCGTTAAGCGGGAATGAGGTCAGCATGGATTTCAATACCCCCATGGAAAAGGCTTACCAGGAATACTTTCAAAGCCTTATCGAAGGTAAGGGGGCGCTAAGCTTCGCAGAATTTGTAGAGGTACTGTCATGAAAATAGAAATATTCAGAATTGAAGGACGAGTTTGTTTACTCATATCCCCAATCAGTATCTCTATCGCGGAGCGCCTTGCTACTGCCATGGAAAACAGCGAAGTCGTTGCAGCTCTTGGTGCTTATCTCACATCCGTTGGCGAGGCACCAGATGGAGAACTCGTTGGGCTCTATCTCTACTTTGATCACCTCGATACCACTGCGTTCATAACGATCAATCATCTGATTGAAGCGGATAAGCCAGTCCCGATAATCGTCAGGTAGCACCCACGAATCGGTCAAAATTTCTTTGCATGATTCGTACTGATCGAGATTTTTGAACCAAAAAACACTAATTGGACGGGGTGTCATTTTTATGTCCTTACTGGTTGTGTGAGAACTCCAGTATACCACCGCCCCGATGTGGATAAAGACGGGCGTCAGCTCCACGATACGGAGCACACAACACGAAAGCGCGTTCGCTACTTAACTAAGGTTGTCGTTAAATCCACCGATCCTGGTTGAGCGCGCTTCCGGTTGCGAGTGGAACCCGTGACATTGCTGTGTGTAGTCTTTGGCGGTACCAGTTCATTCCTTTCTGGTATCCGCCCTTTTTAAACCGGAGATATGACCATGAGCACTATCGGTATTTATCTGGAGGGAGCCGACGCCACAATTAAACCCGTAAACATTCATCGTGTCGGTGTTGAAATTGAAGGTATTTCATTATCTGAACTGGTTGAATCGGTTGATGACACCCCGGAACTTCTTGATGTCATCGGCGAAAAAAATATAGCCCGCTGGATTTCCACCAGAAATAAACTCGACAGCTTTCTTGATTACTTCGACCACCGCGATGTGGCTGACTGGCTTGAAATAAGGGTCAGTGAATTACAGCAGGAGGACTGAAAAATGAAACACCAGCACTACGGTACAATGGAGGTCATACGGCAATGTGCGGTTCCCGGAACAATGGTTAAATATAATGACCGGATTTATAAAGCCACGGCTAATACCAGAGGAAAACTGACGTTAACAAATATTCGTGAAAATATTACCATCCGGGATTTAGTTATAGAAATTTATCTTGATGGTAAAGGCGAACCACTGACAAACTGATTAATTTAACAATACCATTTTTTAAATCATGCCAGCAATGGCAGGGATTCACTCAACCTGAAAAAGGAAATAAAAATGAAAAATACAACGCCTGATGCAGCAGTATTACAGGAACTAAAAGAGCTCACCAGCCGTATATTTAAGATATGCGAGCAAAACAATATGCCGGTAGTTATTGGCTATTCATACGAGTTAAACAGAAACGAAGATGGCTATTCAATAAATAAATCAATAACTGCATATGCAGATGAAAAAACAGGAGCATGGGACTCCACTATAGCCGCAGCAGCCATGTTGCTCAAAGTGAAAGACGTCCCCAGGGAGGTTATTGGTGCATTGAAGAGCTTGTCTGTTGCAAGTGATTTTGCGCGGGCGATGTCTGAGGCCTCAAAGGAAAAAAGCCTGCATTAAATGCAGGCGCTTCCCCGGCTTTACATCCCGGGGATGCTGAGGTGAGCGACCAGACCCACCACCAGAGACATGACCAGTGAGCACCCGGAGAGGATTTTCACTGGCAAAACGATTTTAATCTTAACTGAGGTTAAAAAACAATGAGCATTAAGCAGGAAGAATATTCATTTTATTACAAGGTTAAAAATGAAAGTGCCAGGAAACGCCTCGGCTTTAAAGCCGGTTTTTTCTGGTGTACAGCTAAAAAGCAGTCACTCGCCCTCTCCCGTGGCGAACTGGCTATGGATGCTGCCGGATTTGATGAAGCTGATTTTGCCAGACCTGTACGCGTACATTTTCCGGTAGAAAATGACATTCCGCCCGAGGGGGCCTTTGATACTAAATTTTGTGAAAACCGCGAACCCGGTGGCGAAGACGGCAAAACCCTGACACTTATCCCCGGCGCAGCTTCTGCTGTTAAATCAGATGAAACAGAACGCGCCGACGGTGCTGGCACTCCTGCCGGAGAAAACGGGATACAGGAATCTCATAACCCGCCAGCAAACCCTCAACTGACCGTGGTTGCGACACTGCCGTTCCGCCATCGCGTTCTGGCACAGTATATTGGCGATGGAGAATATCTTTATCACGTCGATACAGACCAGAAAAAAGAAATCGCGTGTCTGGAGATGGATACTCAGAATACCACTGTCCAGAACCTGATACTCGCAGCAGAAAATGTAGAGCCGTTCAAAAAAGCTATCGAGCACGATATTCACAAAGCAGTGAATGCGTATAAACAGGTATTTCCTGTCGATGGAAAAGTGCCTGAGTTATGCACCACTATTAAGTTTTTTAAGGAATGGTTCAGTGCTGAACACATTAACCGCGGCCTGCTGATTAAGGAATGGGCTGAACGCCTGAAGAATAAACCTGCACCCGTTAAAAAAACCGGGCCACATAAAATAATTGTCGACGACGTAAATAAGCCAGAACGTCCACGCCGTAGCGAAAAACCGACACACAGAACGATTAACTATGAGCTCGCCTGTGGTTTCTGTGAGGAGCTGGATCTGAATAACCTGCGTCCTGCAATGGATTTTGCAAAACTTATCATCGCCGAAGACCGGGAAGACTGGAAACAAATGTCGATGACAGTGGGCATTATTCCCGACATCAAAGGCTACGACCGACAGACCATTATTGACCTGGTACGCAAAGCGCCAAAGGCCGTACATAACGGTAATCCTGATCTTCGCCGGACGTGGTGCGAAAGCTTTCTTGCCGTTCATGGTGTTCGCGATCCGGACTGGTACGAATATGTGCCTGATAACACCCCAACAACCCATGAAGAAAATGCAGCAAGGCTTCGTCAGGCGGGCAAATGTCTGCGGGATATTGAGACAGGGAGATTTCAGTGTGATGAAGAAAAACCGCAACCGACAGGCGAACTGGCAGATGAACCAGCAACGCCTGAAGCAGTGGAACAGGACACAACTGAACATCATCCGGACCCGCAGCCGCTGGAGAATGAGCCACCTGTAAGCCAGACAGAAGCAGGCTACCAGAAAATACGGGCAGAACTGCACGAAGCACGTAAAAACATTCCACCCAAAAACCCGGTTGATGTTGGTAAACAACTGGCAGCCGCGCGCGGTGAATATGTCGAAGGCATCAGCGCCCCGAACGATCCGAAGTGGGTTCATAACAATTACAGCGCCTCAAATCAGGGTGAAAAAGAAGAAGTGGTGCCGGAGGAAAAACAACCAGCAGCAGAGCCGGAGGCTGTCACCAGAAACGCAGACGGGACTTTCGACGTTTCAGCGCTGTTCAGTGCTCCCTCAAATCAGACCGAAAAAATGGAAGCCAGAACAGAAAGAGATGGAGAAACGCCGAAAGAGAGCAACCAGCAGGAAACGGCTGGCGATACAGGGCAGGAAATTACAACGGACGGTGGATCAGGTACTGGCGGTGATGAAGCTGGCGAAGCGGCAGATCCCGTAGAAAACGGAAATTTCACTGTCCCTGATGATATACAGCCAGGTATTTACTATGACATCCCTAACGAGGCGTATCACGCTGGCCCCGGCGTCAGTAAATCACAGCTTGACGATATCGCAGACACACCAGCAATTTATCTGTGGCGTAAAAATGCCCCCGTGGACACGGAGAAAACAAAGACTCTCGATACAGGAACGGCTTTTCACTGCCGGGTACTGGAACCAGAGGAATTCAGTAAACGCTTCATCATCGCTCCGGAATTTAACCGCCGTACCAGCGCAGGAAAAGAAGAAGAGAAAACCTTTCTGGAAGAGTGCGCCCGGACAGGAAGAACCGTGCTTACGGCAGAAGAAGGCCGGAAAATCGAACTTATGTACCAGAGTGTGATGGCGTTACCGCTGGGGCAGTGGCTGGTTGAAAGCGCCGGATATGCTGAATCATCAGTCTACTGGGAAGATCCGGAAACAGGAATTTTGTGTCGGTGCCGTCCGGACAAAATCATCCCTGAATTTCACTGGATCATGGATGTGAAAACCACTGCTGATATCCAGCGGTTCAGGACAGCTTATTACGATTATCGCTACCACGTACAGGACGCTTTCTACAGCGACGGTTATCGGGCGCAGTTCGGTGAGATACCCACCTTCGTCTTCCTTGTTGCCAGTACAACCGCCGAATGTGGGCGTTACCCGGTTGAGATTTTCATGATGGGTGAAGACGCAAAACTGGCAGGTCAGCGGGAATATCGTCGCAATCTGCAAACCCTGGCCGAATGCCTTAGTAACGATGAATGGCCTGCCATTAAAACTTTATCACTGCCCCGCTGGGCGAAGGAGAATGCAAATGCCTAAACAGCCACCTATTGCAAAAGCCGACCTGCAAAAAACACAGGGAGCACGCACCCCGACGGCAGTGAAAAATAACAACGATGTGATCAGCTTTATCAACCAGCCTTCCATGAAAGAACAACTGGCGGCGGCCCTGCCCCGCCACATGACAGCGGAACGCATGATCCGGATAGCCACAACGGAAATCCGAAAAGTTCCGGCGCTGGGTGACTGTGACACCATGAGTTTTGTCAGCGCCATCGTTCAGTGTTCCCAGCTTGGGCTGGAGCCCGGCGGCGCGCTCGGTCATGCCTATCTGCTGCCGTTCGGAAACAAAAACGAAAAGTCAGGCAAAAAAAACGTTCAGTTAATTATTGGATACCGGGGAATGATCGACCTTGCCCGCCGTTCCGGACAGATTGCAAGTCTTTCCGCGCGCGTCGTCCGCGAAGGTGACGATTTCAGCTTCGAGTTTGGTCTGGAAGAAAAGCTGGTACACCGTCCGGGTGAGAACGAAGATGCACCAGTTACTCATGTCTATGCCGTTGCCCGCCTTAAAGATGGTGGCACACAGTTTGAGGTAATGACCCGTAAACAGATAGAGCTGGTACGGGCACAGAGCAAAGCCGGTAACAACGGCCCGTGGGTTACTCACTGGGAGGAAATGGCAAAAAAAACCGCCATACGCCGCCTGTTCAAATACCTGCCTGTATCCATTGAGATCCTGCGCGCGGTATCAATGGACGAAAAGGAAACGCTGACTATCGATCCGGCTGATGCATCTGTCATCACAGGTGAGTACAGCGTCGTCGAAAGCGCTGGCGTGGAAGAGAACGTGACCGCATAACGGAGACTGGCGGTCGCTGACCGCCTGAAGTGAAGGTGCTTTATTAATGTACAAATATAGAATAACCGCCATCGTCAAAAAGCCAGGTAATTCCCCGACAAACTGGGTTCGTTTTTCTGACAAAAAAATGAATAAAGCCGAGTGTGAAAAAATGCTGGCCGGCAGAACTGAAGCCGGGAAATCACGCGAAGAGAAAGTCACGCTGGAAGAGTTTAAATGTATTAAGGAATAAAGATCGCCTGCTGAATAATTAATTAACCGTAAAAATGCTTTTAAACACCGCTCACGCGGCGGGATTCGTACAGACTGAATGAGGGAGGTAATTGCAGCATGAAGAAGCCTGTCTGTATGTTCTGCGGCGCCCCGGCCACCCTGCTTTGTGACGGGATCATCGGCTGGGATGCCGATGAGGATGAACACGGGCACATGACAAAATGTCGAGCCATGTTCACCTGCGATGCGCCCGTGTGCCGGAACTGCGCTACATGGCATGGCAACATATTTTTCGATGGGAAGATCCGGATGATGGATACACGCGACCTTTGCCCCCAGTGCCAGAAGTTACACGAAGCCGGCGAATTCATACGCGTTGCAGACTACCGGAAAAACTCCGCCCTGCCGCAACCCTGCCTGACTGAAGAGCAGGCTGACAGGATACGCGCCGCGCATTGGGCAGGATTTACAGGACGGCGCGCCGGAGATGTAAAAGTTTTACCGGGCGGCGGTCAGCAGTCCTTTAAATTTTACCCTGATCATTGATGTTCAACCCTGACCGACCGCCACACCGTATAGTTGGCGGCGGTCATGAAGTAAAGAGACATGACTATGAGCTTTGTGAGACTTGAAACCTGGGGTGAATTAAATTATCCCGATGATCCACCACCTCTCACAACACTAAGACGATGGGCGCGAAACGGAAATATTTACCCGACTCCAGTATTACATGGCAGGACGTATCGGGTTGATCCGGACGCGTTTTATATCAAGCCGAATAAAGTGGGACTTGTGCTTGAACAGCACCACCCAAACGGGCGCACCGGAAAACCGAGTGCATTGCTGGAGAAGTTGATCAGTGAGTCGAAAAAAGTACGATGCTAACCTTCCGAGGAACCTCACCTACCGTAAGGCCAGTAAATCTTTTTTCTGGCGTAACCCGCTAACTGACAAGGAATTTCCGCTCGGTCAGATCGCCCGCAGGGACGCTATCACACAGGCCATAGAGGCAAACAACTTCATAGCGCAAAACCACACACCAGTGGCGCTTATTGAAAAGCTAAAAGGAACTGACTCATTCACTGTGTCCGCATGGATTGATCGCTATGAGGTTTTATTACAGCGCCGGAGTCTGTCGGTTAATACCTACAAGATTCGCGGTAATCAATTAGCGACCGTACGCGAAAAAATGGGGGAAATAATACTGGCAGAAGTAACAACCAGGCACATTGCCAAGTTTCTTGAGTCGTGGATAACCGAGGGAAAAAACACTATGGCGGGAGCAATGAGATCAGTTCTATCTGACATGTTCAGAGAGGCTATTGTCGAAGGGCATATTGTGAAAAACCCGGTGGAAGCAACCCGGATACCAGAGATTAAGGTGGCCAGGGAACGCCTGCAACTGGAAACGTATAACGCCACACGAGCGGCAGCAGAGCATATGCCTGCATGGTTCCCTCTCGCGATGGGTTTAGCGCTCGTTACTGGTCAACGTAGGGAGGATATCGTAAATATGAAATTTAGTGATGTTTTTGACAACCGCTTATACGTAACTCAGATTAAAACCGGAATGAAAATAGCCATTCCCCTCTCCCTGACACTTCGGGCGACGGGGTTACGTCTGGGAACGGTAATCGATCGCTGCCGACTGGTAAGCCGCACTGATTTCATGATCAGTGCCGGAATCAGGAAAAATAGCCCAACCGGGAATATTCATCCGGATGGATTGACAAAGACATTTGTAAAAGCAAGAAAAGCCTCCGGTGTTAACTTCAGCAATAATCCACCGACATTTCACGAGATCCGAAGTCTGGCCGGGCGGCTGTACAAAAACGAGCACGGCGAGGTGTTCGCCCAAAAACTCCTGGGCCACACATCAGCGAACACCACGAAACTCTATCTCGATGAGCGTGATGATAAAGCTTATATGATGCTCTAATACTCCAATTTTCGTTGTGAAATAAATGTTAAATTTAATTTGATTGTGATATAACCAAAAAGACCGGAATACAGAAATTCGGAAAAATTTCGGAAAATTTCGGATCATTGATCATAAGTAACTGTTTTATAAGAAAAATAAAAAGAGACCGAATACGATTCCTGTATTCGGTCCAGGGAAATGGCTCTTGGGAGAGAGCCGTGCGCTAAAAGTTGGCATTAATGCAGGCTAAATCGCCTTGCCCTTTAAGAATAGATGACGACGCCAGGTTTTCCAGTTTGTGACGAAGGTGATTGAAAAAACCTGGCGTATTGTCTGTCATCAGAGATAAAAAAACCGTAAGCCTTTTCGTGAAGGTTTACGGTTTTTTATTAAAAATCAGTCAGCTATTGGATGGATCACAAAGCTTTTGCGCACGTTCGATAAACGGCGCCAGACTCATTTTCTCACCGGGCTTCGCCGGGTTATCGATTTGAATGACGGCAATAGGCTGAGCGCGCGTTTTACCCTCCGCTACTTGCTGTTCGGCAATGGCATTCAAGGGATACTGCACCAGCGTACTGGGGTTGATCACATAGAGCGCCTGGCCAGGCCGACAGGTCAACATGACCTCTTCCCGATTAAACGCCCACTTGTCTTTTCCTACTTCAAAACGACTTACGGTAATCACCTGCGGCGCCGCCAACGCTACGCCCGAAGTGGCCAGCAGAAGCGCCGGAAGGAGTATTTTTTTCAT